CTCCTTTCGCTTTACAATAGGCTTGAACACCTTTATTGTATCGCGTTTGGAGTTTTTTTGGTGTAACCTTCGTCGCGCACCCGCATAGCGGGTGGTTTATTTGTCACGCACCTTACGGAGCGTGACGGACTAAAAGTCACATAATAATAATCAAAAAAACCAGAATTTCTGGTTTTTTTGATTAACATTTTGAGAGCATTCCAACTTCTGCCAAGAATCAATTACTACTTTGATGACTTCTCAAAATCATTCCCCAACTTCATTTCTCACACATTGCAAGGCCGCACCGATAACCTGGTGCATATCGTAGTAACGATAATGACCAAGACGCCCGCCGAATATAACATTCTCTTGTTGTTCTGCGAGGCGTTTATAAGCAGTATAGAGTTTGTTGTTGCGGTCATTATTGACTGGATAGTATGGCTCATCGCCTCGTTTCCAGGTCTTCGAGTACTCACGGGTAATAATGGTTTTCGGTTGTGTACCAAATTCGAAATGTTTGTGTTCGATGATACGAGTATATGGCGTTTCACTATCTGTGTAGTTGACAACCGCATTTCCTTGATAGTTTTCCATATCCAATACTTCTGTCTCAAATCGAAGGCTACGATATTCCAATTCACCAAGTTGGTAATCAAAGAACTCGTCAATCATTCCTGTAAAGACAATCTTTGGATAGGTAGCTAAATAGTCTTCCTTATTGGCAAAGAAATCAACATTTGTCTCCACATCGATATTTTCATGTTCCAACATTTTTTCTACAATCTGCGTATAACCGCCGATTGAAATACCTTGATAAGTATCGTTAAAGTAGTTATTATCATAAGTCAAACGCACGGGCAAACGACGGATGATGAAGGCAGGTAACTCCGTACACGGCTTTTCCCATTGTTTCTCGGTGTATGACTTGATCAATTTTTCATAGATGTCTGTACCAACTAGTGAGATGGCTTGCTCTTCCAAGTTCTCAGGTGTTTTTCCTCCCAATACAGCCCGTTGCTCTGCAATCTTCACTTCTGCTTCAGCAGGGGTCACCACGCCCCACAGTTTATTGAAAGTATTCATGTTGAATGGAAGATTGTAAATCTCACCCTTGTAGTTGGCAACTGGTGTGTTTGTATAGCGGTTGAACTCCGCAAACTGATTCACATAATCCCAAATTTCTTTTTCAGAAGTATGGAAAATATGTGCGCCATATTCATGGACTTGAATACCTTCTACTTCTTTTGTATAGATGTTACCTGCAATGTGGTCTCGTTTTTCGATAACCTTTATTTTTTTACCCTTTTTAGCTGCCTCATGAGCAAAGACTGCACCGAACAGCCCAGCACCTGCAACTAGATAATCGTATTTTTTCATATTGTTTTTACATTTAACTTTCTAGGGAAGTCATTTCTCCAAATCTTTTACTAGACTATCATTTATACCATCGTCTCATAACCAATAAAGAATGAGTTGTGATAATCTCTTCCCTAAAACCTTTCACTTAAAGCTTGCAATATCCAATATTATAACAGACAATACAACCTTCATCAAGTTTAGCAATAGACTTGTTCGGTAACTCAAAGGCGGTATACTAAAGGTATGGAAACAACATACGAAAAAATCTTAAAATTAAACTCAGAGAATTTCAAATTGTTGATAGGTGTAAAAAAGCGACGTTTCATCTGATGCTTGATTGTCTCACTGACGCTTATCAAGAGCAACACCAAAAAGGAGGACGCCCACGCCGTCTAAGTATGGAAGAGCAGCTTATCATGACCTTGCGCTACTTACGCTATTACCCGACTCAACGCTTGTTGGCATTTGATTTTGGTGTAGATGTGGCAACTGTCAACATGATGCGTATTTGAGAGTTCAAAGGTCCTGCGGACCTTTGAAGCAGTTTGCCAGAAAACAAGAGAGCAAGCTGGACAATCTAATTGCGTTTTTCTAACAGACTCACAACTTCAACATGTGGTGATAGTAAACCCCTATACTATAAAATGAAAAGATAAAGTTTACTTTGGAAAAATACTATGAAACGAAACAAAACTTGTCCAAGGTTCTAATCCAGTAACTATCGGTATATGACTGGTCATCAAAGAAGAGGCAATCTCACTTGCAGTCATACCTTCAATGTACGAATCATATATTAGGCGGACAATTTTTGCTTCTGTCTCATCTATCATTACTCGACCATACTGGTCTTTCATATACCCAAGAAGGTTATGGGGAGGAATCATTGGTACACCTCTTTTAACATGAACCCCCTTGCAAGAATATGAAAATGGCAGGAATACAATAGTTGTACTCCCACCAATAATTTTTATCTTCGTTCCTTACTATCTATTTTCGTTTTTACGAAAGTCAGATAGTTCCTCAAAATCCTTCAATTCAAAAACAAATGCCTTATCTTCAGGAATGTGAATCCCATCTACCCTATAACGCTTATCAGATTTCCATTCACTCATGATTGTTAAGAGTGTTTCTTTTAAATTTTTATGACCCACCTGAACAATACCTTTTTGCTCCCCAACAGATTTTGAAAAAGAAAATGCTCCCCTAGTTTTTGCCCGACAAACTTGTATACCCATTACCTTTGTATCCTTATTAAAAGCAACAAGTACATGTGCTGGGTATTCTAAAGCTTGGACAATTCCTTTACTAAAGGTAACAAAGTCCTTGTTACTTAGGGTACGATACAAAGGTCGCTCCAATCACACCGTTACCCACCAAATTTGAAATATACATCTTCATAGATATACCTCTTTCTAAACTAGCAAATGCCAAAATAGTCTGAATTAAATCACATAGAAGACCAATGTCCAAGTTTAACCCTAATATGTCATATACTAATGCACACTTTAATAGACAGCAAATGTCTACTAAGGTCTGTATGAATAAACTCAAAAGTAGTAAAAATATTTGTTATCCTAGTTGATTAAAAAAATCTCTGATTTCCTCATCTTTTATAAAATAATATATAATTTTCCCCTCTCTTCTGGTGTCCAAGATGTTTTGATTGGCTAGTTTACGAAGATGATGGGAGGCAGATGCCATACTGAGATTTAGTAAACAGGCTATATCGCAGACACAGAGTTCTTCAACGGCAAGGAGATAAAAGATGATATTTATCTGTTTATTATCGGTAAACTTTGATAAAATGCGAAGTGATTTTTGGACTTTTTCCTTTTCAAGGTAGTTCGTTGCGGTTGTAACATTTTGTTGATTTATAACATTCACTTGGCAGATACTATCTTTTTTCAAAATATTTTCTCCTAACCTAACACAGTCCATAGCATGTCAAAACTGTTGTTTTCAATCAGGATATATATCCCCAATCCTAAATAAACAACGGCAATAAACCATCTGCTATATTTTTCCAAAGTTTCTCCAACAGAAGGGACTTGTGCCAATTTTTGGGCAGAGAAAACCAAGAGATAAATCATGACTAGAAAGGTAAGTAAAGCCACTATCAAATTCGCTAAATTTAAGGTAGTAAAATATGGGACAAAGACACCAATATTGTCAGCACCACAACTTGCAAAAGTAATCATAGCGACTAGAAAAATCAGGTTTTTATTATCTTTGCTCAAACCTTCTTTGGCAATAGCTTCTCCATCAGAATCTCCTAAAAGCAAAACTTTGAGGCCTAGGAAAATTGGAATCAAACCGAGCAAACCTAAAATCTCTTTACTAGGAATATAATCTAAGACAAATGCAAAAAGCAAACTTAGCAATATTAGACTAACAGAGCCTAGAAATTGTCCTAAATAGATGTTAATGATGTCTTTTCTGCTTTTTCTTTTGGCAAAGAATAACATTAGGATAATAAGTAAGTCTACGGCTGTCCCAGAATACAGGATTATTGAAGTAACAACATTTTGAATCATAAAATACCTCATTCAAATATATTTTTGAATGTATTTTAACATTAAACTTTGTAGATGTCAAAGAGGTCATACTGAATAATTGTTTTTTGTTCTTCATCTACTACGACTGTTGGGTAATCAATTAGCACCATATGGTTGCTATTCTCAGGAACTTTCACATCACTACAATCTCTATCAACTCCTCTTATTTCATTTTCAAGAAAAGAATAAAAGGATCTTTTTTGAACTGATTGAGGAGAACATGAACACTGTTAATTCTTATTTTCAAACTGTATTTAGAACTTTTATGAAACATAAGAATTACATTGACAATGCTTTAGAAGAACCTTATTCAAATGCAAAGCTTGAAGCAACTAACAAGCTGATCAAAGACATTAAACGTCAAGGATTTGGTTTTAGAAACTTTTTAAACTTTAAGAAGCGTGTTTTGGTTTTGGTGCAGGTAACTCATCATACATTGAATTAAATAAGCCGGTTAAATATTCTTTGTTGTCAACATCATCTACCAATAGCATTTCCTTTGCACCTTCATACGGCAATTCATATTCTACATTCGGCATATACGCTATTGCAGATTTGACAGGCTTCACTAAAAATCTATCATCATAAATTCCACCTATGATTTTCCCTCGATAATAAATTATATATTCACCCATCATTGCTCTATATGATATTTCTTCCAACTCGGACAATTGTTCTAAAATGAAATCTAAATATTCTTTACTTGAAGCCATAATCTACACCTCCAAAATTTGCATAGTTTGCTAAGTTCGATAAACGGGGATTTGTTGAAATAAATTGAAGATTTGAACTCAAATAATTAAAATCTATTTTTCTATCAAAACTTGAGTTCCAGCGATTAAATCCCCTAAATGTCTTTTAATATTTTACCACAAGAATATGAAAAAAGGCCGTAACAACAATGGTTTCCCACTTTTGTTACAACCTTTTGTCTACTTTATAATTCTACCTCAGTCCCCTCTAAGAATTTTGCACTTATCTGCCCATCTTCTGAGATTGTAATACTGTCCAAAACCTGACACATCTCATACGAATCGAATTCCCATAAAGGCTTGTTTATCATTTCAGCCAACTTCGTACAATAATGCTTTTCTAGTGGACGATTTTCTTCCAGGATCTTATTCCACTTTCCATGCAATAGATCCACGTTCTCACTCAATAGTTCTACAGCCATTACTACGGCTTTCTCTAGCGTTTCTTCATCAATATGGTTATTCTGACAGCCAATCTGTCCTTTGACCCTATATCGATTGTTACATTGCCAAACCTTTCGTTTACCTCGACTTGTGGTCCAGTTCTTTCGACCAAAAGCTGAACCACATTCTGCACAGAACACCTTAGTTGTAAAAGGGTTATCGTCATTTTGCATGATATAGGACTTGAGCTGATGCTCCTCTCGGTAGACTTTCCTCCTTGCCAATTCTAACTGTACTAATTCCCAAGTGTCTTTATCAATAATAGCTTCATGGCTATTTTCTACATAGTATTGGTTAACTTGACCGTCATTTTGAACTCGTTTCTTAGTCAGAAAATCAACGGTAAAAGTCTTTTGTAATAAGGCATCACCCTTGTACTTTTCATTTTGAAGCATTTTCTGTATAGCACTTGGATACCAATTTGCCTTTCCAGTCCAACCAGGTATTTCATTGTCATTCAAATACTTAGCTATGGATTCAGGACTATACCCCTCTAAGAATTTCTCGTAGATGAATTTAACTGTTTCAGCTTGCTGAGGGTTAATGATAAGCCTACCACTCTCATCCTTGTCATACCCCATGAACTTTGTGGTATTCACGCGCACCTCACCACGTTCAAACTTCTTACGAATTCCCCACGTAGCATTCTCTGAGATAGAGCGTGACTCATCCTGTGCTAAGGAAGAAAGGATTGTAAGGAGAACTTCACCTTTGGAATCCAGGCTGTCAATATTCTCCTTTTCGAAAGTCACTCCTACACCCAGTTCTTTCAGCTCTCGGACGTATTTGATACAATCAAGGGTATTTCTGGCAAATCGACTAATTGACTTGACCAAAATCCTATCCACCTTACCTGCCCTACAATCTTGTATCAAGCGGTTAAATGCATCACGTTTTTTGGTATTGGTTGCTGAGATGCCCTCATCCGCATATATGTCAACTAACTCATAGTCCTCGTGTTTAGAGATAAACTCTCTGTAATAATTAACTTGGTTTTCATAACTTGATAGCTGTTCTTCTTGGTCGGTGGACACTCGACAATAGGCGGCTACCTTGATTTTCTTCCTGACCTGATGAAGAACATTGGTCTGAACTTTCTTGGCCGGAATAACTGTAATACTTTTCCCCATCTCTATCCCTTTCTATTACTGTAACTGGTGAGGTTATCTCCCAATTTGAAATATCTACTTCTGGCACTCGCATCCCTCGACAAGCTACTTTTCCCTCTTTTATATACTTGGAACAGCACCAAACAATTTTATTCTTATAGGAAACTTGTCTCTTTAATGTTGAACTGCAATGCTGACACTTTAACAAACCTGTAAATTTATAGGTTTTGTTTCTACCTTGTTGCCATCTTCTACTATTTAGCTTATCTTGGACTCTTTGCCAATCTTCTTTTGAAATAATGGCTTCATGATTATCTTCTATCAAGTATTGTTCAAGTTCTCCTTGGTTCAATTTTTTAGGACCATTCACACCATCATGGAAATACTTCTGCAGTATGACCGAACCTTTGTATTTTTCATTTCTTAACATTTGACGGATTGTAGTGTCATGCCATTTAGCACCTGTTACAGTCGCAACACCCTTCTCATTTAATTGCTTGGCAATACGATGTGTACCATTTCCTTCAAGGTATAACGAGAATATCTCCTTAACTATTACGGCTTCTTCTGGATTGATAATCAACTCACCATTTTCGTCTACATCGTAACCTAAGAATCGCTTGGTATTAATGACTAGCTCGCCTCGTTGGAATTTCTTCTGAAAAGCCCAACGTTGATTGCCACTCATACTCCTTAACTCGTCCTCTGCAATACTCGCTAATACTGAAAGCATCACTTCCCCCTCACTTGAAAGGGTATGAATGTTTTGCTCCTCAAAGAATATGTCTACTCCTATCGCTTTCAGTTCACGACTAATTTCAAGAACTGTAACCGTGTTTCTGGCAAAGCGTGCAATTGACTTGGTATGAATAACATCAATCTTACCTCTACGACAATCTTCAATCATTGCTTGAAAATTTGGACGATTATCCTTAGAACCAGATATACCTCTGTCATGATAAACACCTATAAAATCAATATCGTCTCTATTGGAATACAGGTTTTCAAAATACTGCTTCTGATTTTCTAATGAATCTAACTGACTTCCATTAGTCGTCGAAACTCGAATGTAGGCACAGACCCTCTTCCTATGTTTTTGTCTATTGACTCTAATCTTCTTTACGGACATTTACTCTCCTTCCTATGTAATGGCACACTATATATCACTCTAAAGGGAATATTAGTCAAGTTATCAGACCAACTATTTCGACCTGATAGTTTTATGCCATAATTCATGGAATACAAATATTCCTCCTACCTTACTAGGTAGGTTTGGGAGTAATTTTTCCGCACTTATTGAAAAAAAACAAAAAAATAAAGCCTGATGTTTCCACCAGGCTTATTACTTAATTATGATATTCTAAACCAACCTACAACTTTACCGAGTTTAACTGTTCCAGTTGAATCGTAGAGTGAGCCATCCGCCATCCATTGACGTTTCACACGACGAGTGATACCACCGCCACCAATTTCCAATTGGTCATTAATACCGTTCTTATTATGGTCAGAATACCCATCAATATTTTGTTCCACACCATCAATACTTTTTCCATCTGAATCCGTCACACAGACACCAATGTGACCATATACCAAGCCATCCGTCTGAATGACATAAAAATCACCTGCTTTAGGATTCACACCCCAAGCATCATAGATTACTTGGAAACCATTTGATTTTGCTTTCTTCAAACAATCAATGGCATTAGTATAGGACATATTCTTGTCCGTAAGCTCTTGAACAATCTTATCCACCAAGGCAACACACTGTCCACCGTAAGGGTTAGATGGAACAGTTACCTTTTGACCAACCTTTGATAAAGCTGACGCAACCACACGACTGGCAACACTGGTTGGAATAGCGGTTGTTGTCCTTGAAGCTGAGTTGACTTTTATAGTTTGTCCAACTTTTAAGATATCCGTCTTCTTCAAGCCATTTACCGCAAGAAGGGCATCAACTGTTAAACCAAACTTCCGAGCGATTCCATAATAGGTATCGCCTTTCTGTGCTTGATAGGTCTGCTCACTATGGCCTTTGGTTGTTCCTTCTACATCCTGCTCAAGCACCCATGACTTGATTCCATCAAGTAGATATGCTCTCTTACTGTTGGACTGGTGAACATTATTCACTTGGAGGATTTTGTAGGTGCCCCCCTTGACCCAGTTGGCGATTTTCTGACCAGTCTGATAATGAGTCGCATGAGGCAACACCCTAAGACTATCACCAACAAGATAGATTGGTTTTGAAGGAGTTCCTGAACTTCCAACGGTTGAACTGGGTGTCGAGGGAACTATGGTCTTGACTTCAACTCCAGTTATAGCTGATACCAGACCTCTCGCAATGTCCTCTTTCTTGTTCTCAAAAATCGCCATATCTTGTTCATTATCAATGAAGGCAATCTCCACCAAACGATAGGTATATCCACGACTCGCTGCTTGGTTGGCATTATAGAGCCAATCTACCTTCTTAATGCCACGATTTTGGAAATAACGTGAAAGAAGAGATAGGATAGCCATATCTTCCTTATCCGCTTCTAAGGAAGATTGAATCAAGACTTCTGTCCCTTTGGCACTGCCATTAAAAGCATTGAAGTGCAATTCAGTAATTGAATCGTATCCCTTACCAATACTGGTAATACTCCTATAATCATAAACATTTTGTTCGGTAATAAAATCAATCTGTTGTCCACTGTACTTAGACATTAACTTGGCTAATTCTCGAACCTTTCCTGCTTCTGTGATACCTAGTTTGACATTCACTGCTCCAGGATCATAGCTTGTTCGCCCTTGTCCATGACCACAAATGACTAGATGTTTTCCCATATCTTCTCACCTCTCATTGATTTGTTTTAAGATTACTTGTAGTTTCTCAGGTATTGGTAGACCAATTCGAACGGTATTTTCTAGAATACTTAAGCCCTCATTACTGAGATAAAAGAAAATGACCATGGTTCGAATGGTTCCACCCTGCTTGATAATTGTTGTATCAATCAAATGACCTAGTGAAACTAAAAATAAAATGGCTATCTTTTTAAAGATGCCACGAAAACCGATACTACTAGACAATTGTTTCTCTACAACTGCCGCAAATATTCCAGTAAGATAGTCAATAATGATGAAGACAAGTAAAGCATATAATATACCATCCAACTCTCCAAATAGACTACCAATCAAGCCTCCAATCATCGAAAATAAAATCTTATTAAGAGTTAACAGTTCCTTCATCGGTCACCTCACTTTCTACTGACCCTTCCTGCACAATGGTAGGGTCTGACCAATCTGGTTGACCGTTCTCATCAAATCGCATTAGATAAAAACATTCATGGAATAAATCAGAAAGGTTCAGAGTTAATGTGGTACTGCCCCACTGATTAAAAGCCCAAACTGTTTCTGTTGTAACCAACTGCCGCTTTCCATTTTTAATGGCAGGTCGCCTTACTTCTTCAAGATACATGTAAAAATCCTGCTCTGCTGTCTTACAACGAATGAATTCTCCATTCTTACGCATGTAAACGAGAGCTGTTTCCAAATCAAATGGTTCTGTTACTTTGTCAATATTGAGTAGTGCCATAATCGCTATTCTCCTTTCCCTTCTTCAGGTTTTGTCTGAACTTCTAACAACTCAGTCAATTCCTGTTTTTCTTTACGCAATTGACTAAGTTCCTCATCCTTTTCCACCAATTGGATTGCGATGAGGTTCTTAGCGGTAATTTCATCAGAGAGCTTTGTGACAAGCTCCTGAATAGTTAGTTTTAATGATTGGTTGATTTGTTCTAAATTCATCTGTGTACTCCTTTATTTAATCGTATCCCATGTCAAGATGACGTCACCTCGACCTGTGATGTTTACTAAGTGTTTAAAATTGTGGTTGAATTGATGAAGAACATCTTTCAAACTGACGTATGTTGTACCGTTTCGATAGATGCGGATATCTCCGATATTCAAAATTGAACTTGGTCGGTCAGATGCTTTAAAGGCATCAATACTCAGTCGGTTAGGCAACGTTACTATTTCCCAACCATCTGGATTGGTATACGGAGCACTAGCTAAACGTACCTTATCGCCTACCACATCAATTTGGTCGGTATCTGTACCGTTCCATGCTCGAATTCCTACAAAGCCACCGTCATTGGCATTCCAGTTGTTCCATCGATTGGAACCGATAATGGTTACACCACATGGCTTACCATTTGATGTTCCTGTTTCAAATGAAACCCACTGGTGAGGATAACCACTAACCTCACGAGAAATGGATGGTGAGTTTGTAAAGAACTTGATGTTTCCAAGTGACAGATTGATTTTCATGGCTCCGTTGATTGCTGACAAAATACCGCCTGAAATTTTGTTGGCAGATAGGGTTACTGACTGCACTTGGTTTATGAAGGCTGATTTGGCAAACAACTGCTTGAGATATGCTTCCGTTGCCATGAACTTGGTAAAGAAAGCTTGGTCAACCTTTAACTTATCCGCAGTGATAGCCTCTGCTCCAATTCGAGCCGCTGATATGATGCCTGACGTAATCTTGCCTGCATCAAGACTGGCAATCTTACCGCTCGCAATCACACCATCTTGGATATAGGTCGTGCCTGTTATTTGAACGAGTTTTCCATCAATCTTGACTGTGCCATCCTTATTGAGATTGAGCTGACTGAGGACTGTCCCTGCACTTGTCAAATTTCGAACCGACCACGACCCTGCAAGAGTTGAAACTTGAGTTTGAATGGCATTGACGGCAGCCGTTGTCGCTCGACTTGTTTCTAGATTGCCAACTCGTGTCACAATCCCAGTAGCCGTTTGAACAACCTGACTGATTTGATTGGTGTGATCTCCAATTGTCCGAGTGTGGCTGCTTACAGTATCCCGCACTTCATGAAAGGCGGTTACAGTCGTAAAGTCATCTAATGACGGTGTCCAATAGTCTGGAAAAATATCACCAGTTGATACCATTAAGGCTCTCACATGGAACTTACCAGTCTTAACCCCATCAACTCTGACTTGAAGTTCAAATCCTTTAGAGTGTTGGTACATCTCTTGAGTGACAGTGGCGGTCAGTTTTATCAAGCGATAGTTGTTACCTGTTGTCAGATTGCTGCTCCATTTATTGTAGAAAGGGTGATACAAATTCCAGTTGGTCCATGTCCAAACATTTTGACTATCCAATATTGGACCTTGAAGTTTCATAGTACGAGTCGTTACAGCAGGGTCAAAGGTAATCTCATCCGCTGAGACATGAACATATAAATGAACTTTTGATCCAACATAAATTCCACTACTATCCCCAAATTGCACTCTTCCTAATGATGCTATCCAGTTACTATTGGCATTTATCGCCTGATAAGCACTCCATCTATCCGAAGTACCAGCTATCAAGTTGCGATGCGAAACTGAGGTAGGGATTCTACTTTCCGTTTGACTGATTCGCTGGGTAAAACTATCAGAGGTGGTTCTAACCAAATTCTGCACACTAGTTGTCGTCGCATAGGGTTGGAGAGAACTGCTGGTTAGATAGCCACGACCAGTAATATTGGAATCTACCTGTGACTTGGTTTGGTAGCCTTTTGAGTTAATTGCAGATTCAACTTGCGTACTCGTTAGTCGTTGTTCAATTTGCCCAGCCTGTGTACGTATAGTGGATTCTGCACTTGCTACTCGACCAGTCAAGCTATTAAAATCTGTCTTTGCAACTTTCTGTGAGATGGCATCATTGGCAATCCGTAAATCAGCCTTGGTTTGGGTAATCTGACTAGCGTTTGTGTTGGCCTTAGCTAAGGCATTGTCAGCGGTTGTTTTGACCCCCTCAAGAACAGTCTTATCAGCCTTAAGCAAGATGGATTGCTGTGTTTGTTGGATGGATGTAGTATGTCCTTCGACAGTTCGTTTCAAGTTATTGAAATCCGTTTGACTAACCTTCGAGGATACATCCGAAACTAATTGTCGAATTTGTGTCTCACTACTAGAAATCTTTCCATTTGCTTCTGATAATCTTGTAGAAACCTGCTCCACACCTGACGCTGTTTGCGTGATGAGTGTCCGTTGGGCGGTCAATTCACTAGCTATATCTGATGGATTTTCTGAATAGCCTGTGTCCAGTGAGCTTTTTGCGACTTTCAATCCTGCCACATAGAATTTATTCTCATTTGGGATTGCGCTTGCATTGTACTCCGTTCGAAATTGGAGTGAACCATCAGATATGACATGAACTGTTTTCCAGTAGCGTTTCCAGTCACTTGTAACGGATATAATATCGTCCGATTCCCTCACTCTTGCGACTGGAGCACGATAAACACTCGAACCAGTCCAAATCGATGAGACCTTAATGGAGGAGAGAGGTTGATTTGCTTTGGCATAAAAGCTAAAAGTAATGACATCTCCTGCTTTCACAACAATATTCTGATGACTTCCGTTAAACCCTGCTTGGGTTGAACGAACAACTAGTCCCCTAAAATGCTCTGTTTCAGTGGACCAATTGTTTCCTAAATGCCAGGCATTTCCTTTATTCGACCAATCACGTGTACCAGTCATCAAATTTAGGCCATCTAGGCTAGTTGGAATTTTCGCATCCACCTGACTGATTTCAGTTGTTATGCGATTCCCCAATTGCGTAATAGATGACTCGGCAGTTTCGATTCTCTGTTTTGCTTGGTTAAAATCACTGGTTTTAACACGCTGGGAAATTTGGTCTGCTTGCACTTGAATCATGGATTCTGCACCGGTTACTCGACCAGTCAGACTATCCACCAGTTGCTTACTCGCAAGAAGTTTTATATCCTCCTTGGTTTGCGAGAGACTTGTACTTACAGTAGCCAACTGTCCACTCAACAGTGATTTTGCTACATCAACCAATCGACTGGCTTCAGAGATAGCTTGTGATTTAGCTGTCGCAATCTTTGTCTCTGTCTGACTACGCTCCGTTGAAGTCAATCGGTTAGCTTCTTTAATGGCATCAAGCTTGGCTTGTTCTGCCCTCCTGAGGGCTTCAGTCGCCCCAGTTTGAGCCTGTTCTGCTTTTTGTTTGGCTTCTGTAGCTAGGTTGGTGTTAACCCCAGCCTTTGCCAATAAATCACGAGTTGTGAGTTGCTGCTCCTCTTCCTGTTGTCGCATCTGTTGGTGAATAGTAGAAAGTTCACTATCAATGCTAGCCTTTAATCGATCCGAATAGACCTCCCCACGACTTTGAGCCTGTTCGATAGCGTTATCGATAGCTACTTGACGTTTCTCAAATTCTGCATCAAATGCTCTGTTGGCATTCTCAAGAGCAATTTCAACGGCAACATCCTCACTCCGCTTATTCCCATCAAGGAGATTATTTGCTAGTGTACTTAAGCTACCGCCAGTTTTACCTGTTCCGATACTTGCCTTATCATCAAATGTGATAGAGCGGTAATTCTTAGCTAAAGGATCATAATCATAGGCGATGGCTTTCTTCCTCACATCAATCCCGTGTAGCTTGCTTTTTAAAGTCACTGTATCGCCTAGATGAACCGTTTGACCATCTAACTCAAATGCCTCAATGATGATGGCATCTTTTGGTTTATCAATTCCCTCTAAGCGAAACTTGCTACTAGCCCACTCTATTAACTCTTGACGAGATCTGAGGTTATTATTGGTATAGGTCACTTCATTGATGAAAGGATAGGAGTTTATCAGTGGACTGTCTACTGTGACTTGAAGTACAGTTTCCCTATCCTGCCCCTCTTGTTTAAAACTTGAAGTGGCATGAATGCGAGTGATAATCTGTGAACTTTCTTTTGTTCTCTGATACTTTTTCAAATTGTAGTGAGTAGAAATGACTACCCCACGGTCTTGTCCTCGCTCACTCTTTATAGTTAGGGCAAGATTATCACGAACCAGTTCCCCCTCCCAAGTTCCAATAATAGAATGTTTGCCATCCAACAAGCTGGAGTAAAGCGTCTGTTCCTTGTCCGTTGTATAGGTTCTGTTCTTGACAATGTCGCTGGTAAAAGAAAAATCTCCCAATGGAGACTTGCTTGCCATGACCATGCTTGATAGTGCTGTTGCACAGGATACCTGTTCACACCTAAATGGCGATACTAATCTAGTCATGATGTCATCTGATATGTGATAGGCCACAACTTCAAGACTGGTGTCTCCTTCGATGACTTTCTTTATCCGAAACAACTGGTGTCCCAATATTGGAACAGGACTACGAACGAGGTAGTCCTCTTTTATCTCTCGAAATAATCCGCTATCTGTGATCGGATAGGTAAAGTTCAGGACAAAATCACCATTCAAGGTTTCTTTGACACTTGCCTTAATGGTTTCTGGGAGTGGTTTCCCATGCCATTTTGCCGTTCGAACAGTTTTGTCCAATAATGATAACACTAAGCCCACCCCCAATTCATTTCTATTGTTAATGATGTGATGCCAGCACCTAAGACAACTCCAACCGAGTCATTTCTGGCCGCATCAATGGAAATAAAATCGCCAGACCATTTTACAGGCTGTCCTCTTTGTGTCTTAAAACTTGGCTGACTAGGATTATTATCCATTATGAGTGTTTCTTGTAATCGCTCCAAGCGTATGACATCATCCCCAATCGTAAAGCTAGTTTCACTAGTCGAGTTGCCACTTATGGTAATCTTCGGAAAAGCAATGGCTGAACCTTGACTTCTCAAAGTACCACTAGTCCTAAACACCTGCGAGGTCGTCGTTTTGAACCACTTGGTTGGGTGACAAGAAAATGTAACCTTAAACTCATACACCCCCAGCTTATCCTTTTGAACTGGAGTATGGTGTACCTTGTAACACCAAAAGCGTATGGTCTTGAAACTAGCGTTCTCAAGCCAAAATCCTTCTTTCAAAAATAGCTTCAAAAAGGATAATAACTGTTCTTCACTAGGTTTTACAAGATAGAGGGTGTAGATCAGTTCCATGACACTTCTGCGAGGATTGGTTTGAAGAACCGCTCCTGACAGGCCTTGGTGTTCTATCAATTGCGTCTTACTTTCACTTACTGTGATTGAAGGACTATCTTCCACGATTACTTTAAAAGGAAAAGAACTCGTGGACACTCCACCAATTGTTAATGCATTATGTCTAATCATGGTTCACTCCTCTCAATCCTTGCTGGCGTTCTAATTCATATACTAGTTTCTCTCCAACCATCTCCGCTAGTCGATGAAGGTCAGTCTCTTCTCTTACTGTGTTACCTGTAATAGTGATGTGAATGGTCGGTAGATTGCTTGTCATGGTCTTTGCGATGCCTCGACCAATTGCACCTAACGTTTGTTCATTCAAAGGCAAGACTGCTTCTTTTCCAGCCTCACCTCCAACCATTAGGCTATTGCCGTTTACCCCAAATGCGGTTGGTTTGGTTAAAATTCCTCCTTTGGCATACCAATCTATAGAAATTCTTGGAATTCCGCCCTTCAACCAATCGAGTGGATTGGCTGAACCAGATACTCGAAAATGAGGAAGGGGAATATGCGGCCATCTGATTTGGAAGTTAAAAAGATTTTTAATGGCATTGATGGCGTTACTCACGGCATCTTTTGCACTATTGATGGCACTTGAAATGGTATTTTTCACACCGTTCCAAACAGATGAAACTGTATTGGATATCCCATTCAGAATGTTGGATACGGTACTTCTGATACCATTCCATATAGTTGATACTGTTGAACCAATCGCAGACAGGACACTGGAAATTGTCGACTGAATAGCTGACCAGATAGATGAAATGATAGAACTAATGGCAGATAATACATTTGAGATGGTATTCTTGATACCCGTCCAAGCAGTTGAGATGTACTGGGCGATGAAATTGAGAGCTAAGGAAATAAGGGACTTAATACCCTCCCATACCATCGACAAGACCTGTTTGATAGTTTCCCAAGCGCCAGTCCAATCACCAGTGATAACCTGCATGACTGCCTTGATGACACCAAGTACCACATTGATAGCAGTCTCGACCACAATCTTTATCATCTCCCAAGCGGCTGTGATGATGAGTTTGATATTCTCCCAACTTGCTTGGATGAGCGGTCCAAGAATAGTCATTACCGTTTGTATAACGGTAGTGATGGCATTCCATACCGTGGTTGCAGCATTTAGAATCAATTGCTGGTTTTCAGTCCACCATGTGGTTAGCGTTCCCCAGATGGACATAACAAAACTAGAAAGCTGCTGGATGATCATGGACAGAAAGGCATAGATACTATTCCAGATTTCCGTCACAGCCGTTCGAAAGCCTTCGTGATTCGTCCAGAGTTCTTTTAACCCAACAATCAGTAAGGTAATGGCAGCTACAATCCCAACAATAATCCCCACAATCGGCAAAAATGCAGTTATCATTCCAACAACGGTTGTCCCCATAGCGGCTGCCGCAACCTGTAAGCCCAAAAAAACAGGAAGTATCATCCCTACCACGGCTAAAATACCTGTGAAGATAATGACGACTTCCTTGATGGGACTGGCTAAGTTGGTAAACCAAGTTGCTAGTTGACTAACAATGTCTGCCAAACTTTGAAAGACTGGAATAAGCATCTCCAGAATCGGTTGACCGATTGCTGCTAGAGCATTAGTTCCAGACTGTCTTAAGTTACCCAGAACGTTCTCCAGTCCGTCTGATTCCCTTGCAGCTTGTCCCAAGGCTCCAGAGAGTTTATTGCCGTCCTCTACCATTTGAAGGAGGGTTAACTGCTTCTGAGCTTCTGATAGTTCATTGAAGGACTTTCCATAGAGCTTGTTCGCCGCTGCATTACGAGTGGTTTCTGTCGCAGAAATACCTAGTGCTGCGTCATTTTCATAGTTTCCTTTGAGGAAGGACTGCAGGTTTTCGGTGACTTCTTCGATGGATTTGTCGTAAAATGCTGCCCCATCAGCTGCTGCTCTGGTGGCACGAGTGGTCAGATCCAAAGCTTGAGCCGTATCCATCCCAGAGGTTTTGGCAAAGGAAGCCATTTGAGTGAAGGAGCCTTGAAGACGCTCTGGAACAATGTCCATCTCTTCCCCAATCTTATTGAGGGCAACCTTAGCAGCATTCTCCATATCCCCAAATACGGTAGAGAATTGGGCATTGCTGGCTTGAAGTTGAGCTGCCGCAGACATGGACTCTGTTCCGACTTCGAAGATTTTCTGAGAGATGTCTGCTAGCTTCTCACTGGTCGCTTGAAGTGCCTCAGCCCGAATGGTGTCAGACATGGCTTTCATGCCATCCTGAGCACCATCGGCAGAGGATTTAGTCTCATCCATCTCGTTGTTCAAGTTATTGAGAGCGGTCTTTGCTTGGTTCAACTCAGCTTCCATCTTATTCGCTTCAATGGAATTCTCACCATATTCACTCTTTGTAAGGGCTAGTTGCTTTTCGAGATTGGAAATCTGTTTAGAAACAATTTCTGACTGTGCTCCAATCTTTTGTTGGGCTATGGCATTGCGTTCTGCTTCGGAACTATTGGATGACAAAGCACTTTCTTGTAACTCAAATTGAGATGTGACCTTGTTCATCTCACTTGCTAACTGCCCCTGCTCCACTTGGAGTTTATCTAATTGTTGAGCCGCTGAACTACTAGCTCGACCGTGATTCTCAAGTGTTGATGACACATCAGCTAACTTAGTTTCATAGGACGTTAGCAACCTTTGAGTAGTTTCCACCTCACGTTGAAAGGCACGGTACTGGTCTGCCCCAATATCCCCAGCCTTAAATTGAGCTTCCACCTGTGATTGGGCTTGACGGAGCGTTGCCAATTTTTCTTTGGTTGTCTCGACTTGTTTTGCCAAGACTTCCTGCTTTTGAGTAAGGAGGGTGACATTGCCTGTATCAAACTTGAGAACCTTATCAATTTGTCTTAGTTCTTTGGTAGCTTCAGATGCTTGTTTGTTTACACCCTTTAAGGCATCTTGTAAGGGTTGAGTATCGCCACCAATTTCAATCGTAATTCCCTTTATGTTTCCTGCCATAGTCCCTCCTTTCTACCATCAGAAATTATCAAAATCAGCTTGAGTTGCTGGGCGTGTTTGAGAAGTTTCTCGAGTACGCATCTCCACATAGTCCGTTTGGTAGTCAAGTGCCATCCCAATAGAGATATGTTTTAAATCGTCAATGGTCAGACCAGTCTCCTTACAACAGGAGAAATAACTCTCTACTGTGAAGATTTCTTCACTCGCTGTTTCTGTTTCATCTGCTTTTTTCTGGTTGACATCCCTTGGTTCAACATATTCATCAAGACAGGGGCTACTTCCTGCACTGGAAATTCTTCCATCTCCATATAAAAATCCACAAATGGTTTCACTCGTGGATTGGCTGACTTCGCAAAGACCCAAAAGATTCGATGGAAAAATGTCATATCGAAATCAGACAGAATAGAAACATCAATATGATGTGCCTGTAATTCCTCTCCATCTTCTAACTGGTCAAGTTTTGCCAAGATTGTTTGACTATTGACCATCGAGAATAAATCTTGAAAATAGTCCTTACCAAACTGCTCTTTATAAGCAATTGGTGTGTAGGCATTGGTTGCTAACTCATAGGTCGTTCCTGCTATGGTAATACTTTCTCTCATTGCCTTCTCCCTTACTTACGAGGTTCAAAAACTGCCTTGAACCAGTTTTCACGAATCTCATCACTTGTTTCCTCCGTTGTTCGTCGACGTACAACCTTATCAAGAGGGCGAGGACTCGCAGTAAAGGTCAACTCTACCTCATTGATATCTGAACCAGACTTGGTTTTTGAACCAACAGTCGGACGAGATGCGTAACAATAATACAAAACGTGTAATGTTTCTTTTTTATCCCCTTCAAAACGGAACATCAACGCAAAATTTTTCTTTTCGCTGTTTGCGATCTCTGAAATGGTGTTTGTCGTCGCATCCAACTGTTCTCCAAGGACTCGTGTCAAAAATTCCTGCGTTAAAAGGGCAACTTTTAATGTTCCCTCATAGCCATCATTTGACTCCGTTGTATAAAAATTGATATTGTCTGCCTTATAAGAACCCTTGTCTCCTGTTGGTTCAAGGGTTAATTCTGCAGCACCACGAAGGCGTTCTACATTGCCGTATGTCAACGTACCATCAGAACCTTCGCTTGTAACTTCTGCCCAATGGACATCTTGTAGTCCAAAGGTGACCTTATTCTTTTCAGCCATATTATCCTCCATGTAATGTGATGTAATAGGTTATTTGGTAGAGTTTCTCAGATGAGATATAGGTCTCTACTTTTTCAAAATAAATAAGGTGGCTGTCAAATAATGACTCCACCTTTTGTTCAGTTGCTAAATCTTTCTTAGTGGTATAGAGTTCCACGAGCAGGTTATTCTGCTTATGATAGGTCCAATTGTCTGCACCATGATTTTCTGAATCAGTCACCAAATATACTAGATACGGTGGTCTTGGATGACTCCCTTCTTCAAAATGATGGTAGGCGACTGGGAGCTGTAATTCTTTGAGAATGGAGTACATTTCACTCAGTAACATGTCATATCACACTCGCTTTCTCAGCTTTTCTTCTAAGGATTGTATTGCTTGTTTCTCAACAGATGCGATATGCTTAATTCCCTCAACTCGCCCACCAGAGCTTTTGGCATGACCATTTTCTAACAGATGCGTCAGGCCTGGCGTTCGATTATGAATGGTCTTGGTTAGACCTGTACTGGTATCAATCGTTGCTTTACTCTTCCACCCTTTGGCATAAGATCCACTCTTTCTAGGTGACGTTGCTTTCAAGGTTTCGATGGATTCCTCAGTGACTTCCTCTACAACTTCACGCATCACCTCTGTGGTATCCACTACAAACTCCGCCAGCTCATTTGCGATGGCAGTTTCTAGTGCATCTAGTTCAATTCTAGTCATAACTCTCCTCCCTAATGGCGACGATGTAAATCAGTTGTCGTGGCACTGTATCTCCATCAATAGACTCAATCTCATAGGTTTGACCACGAAATTGAATGTGAGTCGTTAAGGAATGAAGTCCAAGAATTGCCTTTTCATACCTGAGGGTGAACTGGACTTTCTCTTGTTCCAGTTTCGTCACACTCCCGTCCCTTTCGGTCAAGGTGAGAGGACGACAAGAGCACCACCGGTCAAATAAAGGTATCCATGTCGAAGTTTCATTGCCAATCTCATCTTGAACAATCTGTCGAATATGAAATGACAAGCGTTCCCTCAAAGGTGCAATCTTCATCAGAACACATCCTTTCGTTCGGCCAACAGCAAATGATAGAGAGTCTCTTTCAACTCCTTATGATTTGCATCTTCTCTGTGTTCATAAAGATAGGCAACCCCGTATAGGATTGCCGTCTTTAGAACTTCTGAATAAGTCGATTGACGCAAAATATCTTCACAGAGTTGTTGACTAGTTTCAAGCAACTGCTCAATCAGCCCATCCTCATCCTCGTGTTCCACTTTGAGATACTGTTTTGCTTCTGCTAAACTAACCATGACTACTTAGCCTTCACTGTTAGTGTCTTCACTGCTTCAGGTAGGACTAACTTACCATCAACACGCTGTGATGCAAGAAAACCAATCTGTCCATTATTGGCATAGAGTTCATTCAGACGTTTGAAGGTACGACCTTGACGATCCGCAATCCAATAATATGAGAAATCACCAAATGCAATGGCCTTGTTTCCTGCTTCAGGAAGTGGGGCAAAGGTTGAGGTATAGTATGGACGATTTAGAATCAAATCTGGTTGTCCAGCTTGAGTGGATGGCTGCCAAATGTAATTGCCATTATTATCTTTGAGTTTACGGATAGCTTTGACAGTCGTATCATGTAAAATCCAAACTGCGTTCTTACGATAGGGTGCTGGTAGAGAATGATACAATTCAATCATGTCATCAAAGGTAATATCCTTTGTAGCAGTCGTTGGACCTGTAACTTCTGCCTGAGTAAAGATACCTGTAGGTTTCTTAGAACCATCCCCAATCAAGAATGCCTTTTCTTCTTCCGTTCCAATTCGACGAGCAAATTCAGCTGTCATATAGGATTCAAGGTCAAAGACTGAATCATTTAGCAACTCTTCTGAAATGCGAATGGCAGTACCAATCTTATGAGAGTCGAGTGTCACCTGACCAAAGGTTTCTTCTGTTTCAGGGTAAAGTCCATTTTCATCCATCCATGATGCTGAACCATGTCCTGTCACAACAGGAATCTTACGCTCACCACTAGATGTTTTGATAACAGTCGCAAGGCTGCGGAAGAAATTCTCTTCTTGTAATCCTTGAACCAGTTTCTTCTCATACTCATCAGGAACAAGATGACCACCTTCGGTATCTTCCCCAACTCGAAGGACATCTTTGACATCAAAGAAGTGACGCTTACGGACACTTGTCCAAAAAGTCTTGGCATAACTATCTGAAGCCACACCCTTCTTTTCCTCTTCCGTAGTCTTGTCATTCAAAACTGTAGTGGGCTGCCCAATTAGAGCCTGTGAGGCTGGTTGAGCAAGTTCAAGGTCAATCTTTTCTTGTCGCTCCAACCGAGCAATTTCTTGATTATAGAGGTTGATTTTTGCTTCCATATCATCATAGCGTTTGGAATCTTCCCCAGATACAAGTCCATCTTCTGTTCGAACAGAATCAAGGAAGGTTTTTGCTTGTTGCCAAGCTTGGTTACGTTTTTCTTTCAATTCAAGTAATTTAGACATCAATTCATATTCCTTTCGTTATTTGAGCAAATTCAATCGTTTTTCCAACTGATTGATAGGGATTGTTTTCTTTGGTTGTTGGACTTCAAGTTTCGCCTGCATTTTGACAAGTAAATCTTGTTGGGCAACATTTCGACTGAAAGAATAACTCTCAATATCCTTTCCTTGTTCCTCTTGTTTGTCAAAGAGAATCTTGTCCGCAAAGCCTAGTTCAACAGCCTTTTTGGCATTGAACCAAGACTCTGAGTCCATGAGATGTGATAGTTTGGTTCTTGAAAGTCCTGTTCTTAATTCATAGGCATTGATGATGGATTCCTTAATCTCTCCCAACATTTCAATGACCTTCTGCATATCCTTGGCTTCACCTTGTGCCACAGTCCAAGGGTTGTGAATCATCATCATGGCAACTGGACTCATAGAAACCGTTGTACCTGCCATGGCAATGACACTAGCAGCACTTGCGGCTAAGCCATCAATCATTACATGGACATCACCTTTGTAATCCATCAGCATGTTATAGATTTGAGCAGCCGCAAAAACATCACCCCCTGGACTATTAATCCAGAGGGTGATGTCTCCACTTTCTGCATGTAAATCATTTTTAAATACTTGTGGAGTGACTTCATCGCCAAACCACGTCTCATCAGCAATCTGTCCTTCAATACGAAGTGTTCGACCACTATCATCTTCTGTAAAATTCCAAAACTTATGCATTCATATCCTCCTCAGATTGAGTTTCTTGTTCTACTGGTCCTTGTTTCATAAAGCCACCCGCATCCTTCAGTTTCGTCATATTTCCGTTTATCAAGTAGAGATTACCTCCTTCCTCATCTGAAAGGAGGTTCAAGTCCTCAAGTTCACGTATATCATTCGTCGATAGCCAGCCATTTTGTCTCCCAATCGCATAACCATTCATTCGACTCTGATAGTCACCACGAAGAAGACCATCCACATTAAACTTCACAAAGTAGGTTTTCTTTTCTCCAGGTAAAAAAAGAGACCTCTTGAAAGCCTGTTCGAGACGAACTACCCAAGGGTCTAAGGTATATTTAACAAATTCTAGAGATTGTTGCTCAATGTTTGAAAATGAGGATTTCTCCAAGTCGCCAACCATATGAGGTGGAATGCGGTAGAGCCTTGCAATTTCATTGATTTGGAATTTTCTAGTTTGGAGAAACTGGGCTTCTTCAGGTGGAATGCCTACCTGAGTGTATTTCATCCCTTCCTCAAGGACTGCCACTTTATGGGCATTGGTTACCCCATTGTAGACTGCATTCCATGAATCTCTCACTCGTTTGGGATCCTTGAGAATACCTGGGTGTTCTAAAACACCTCCAGGATTTGCACCATTCTTAAAGAATGATGCACCATAGTTTTCCGTAGCCAAGGTCATACCAATGGCATTTTTTGCAAGGGCAATTGGAGAATAACCTATCAAGCCATCAAAACCAAGACCAGGTACATGAAGAACATCTTCTGCTCTTAAGATAGCATCTCCTTTTACCTTAAAGTTTGGATTTTCCTCTGACTGACGCTTGTATTTGTAGTAGAGCTTACCACTCTCGTCTCGATGAACTGACATCTTATCTGGTAAGAGTGGGTAAAGACTGATAACCTGCCCACTTCTATCTCGGATAATCTGGACATAGGCATTGCCCCATATCAATAGATGGGTCATCAAGGTTTCTCTAAAGACAAAAGATGACATCTCAGGGTTAGGTTCATCATGTAAGAGAAAATAAAGGGGATGTTCCACCTTCTTCTCCTTTCCAGTTGCCGTTCTCTCATAAACATGAATGGGTAGTGAAGCAACTGCTTCAGCTAAGATGCGGACACAAGCATAAACAGCTGTTGTCTGCATAGCTTTAAACTCATCCACATTCTCCCCACTGGTCGTTCGTCCAAACAGATATGAAAAGTCCTGACCTTCATAACTATTTCGTGGTTTATCTCTAGCCCGCTTACGTCCCAATAAATCTAGTAGTCCCATAGTTCCTCCTTTTGAGTACGAAAAAAGCACCTCCCCTTTGGAGATGCATTGAATTGTGATATGAAATTTCAACTAACATCATTACAATTTACTGTTCTGTGCAATAGTCAACATTCCTATTTTGCCAACTCTCTAAAAGCATCAATATGGCGTGAAAAAACCGAAGTTGTAACATCATCCAATGTTGATTGTTCAACAACTGTAGGTGTTGCCTGTTCCATATCTAATAGACAATAACAGTCATCAGATTTATTTATGGGAATATTATTTTTTATAACCACTGAGAATACCTTTTCCTTAATTTTCGCATAGAAAAATGGCCGTTATTTATTGAATAATTTAGCCCAATTTTGCTTAGAGTTCAAAATCCTTGCAACATAAACCTCATGGTTATCAATGTAATAAAAAGCTAGATAATTCTCGATTGGCATATATCGGTACCGTTTGCCATCATCTGTCAATTCCCCGTAACCACGACTAGACACCAAAGGACATGCTTCAGGAAAGGTCTCTAGAGTTTCAAGTGCAGTTAGGATAAGGTCTAGTTTGCTGTCGGCAGATTGTTGACTATAGAAATTATGTAAAATATAGTCATGAATCCCTCCTAAGTCCCTTTTGGCTTGATCCGTAAGGGAAACATGGTATCGTTTATGATTATTCAAGACCAAATTCCTTTCTCACATCAGCTAAAGATGTTAGTTTCCCTTGCTCAATTTCTTGATGGCCAATTAGAATTTCCTTTTTCAAGTCTTCAAAAGCAACTTGATACTGCGTCTCTTGTAAATCACTGTTTACGAACTCTTTGGGATCAACTGCTCCAGTCGCAATTTTACGAAGAGCAGCATTGAAGATATCAGACAGAGTCAGCTTTTCATCTGCTAAAATTTCTTTAGTTTGTTTATAAAAAGTTGAATCTGCTCTAAAGTTGACGGGCTGTGTGCTTGCCATAGTTCTTACCTCATTGTAAAGATGATTTGTAAATACATTCTATCATGCTTACCTTTTAAATTCAACTAAAAACTCAATATTCCACGTTCATCATACACACTTCCTTCATCGCTTTGATGACGAATACAACGGTCCAGTCCCATAATGAGTGCTACAATACCATCAATTTTCTCGACTGACTTTTCCTTATCAGGCTTGATATTGCCAGCAGGGTCTTGTCTCATGACTACGTTTTGTCCCATCCATTTCAGAACTGGATGCCCACCATGTTGAATCTTGCCTTCCATCATAAGTTTATAGAGTTCCTTTGATGGTGGACTCATATCCTTGTATCCCTGACCGAAAGGCACCATGGTCAAGCCCATTCCTTCTAGATTCTGAACCATTTGTGTCGCATTCCAACGGTCATAGGCTATTTCCTTAATATGATAGATTTCCGATAAGTCTTCAATAAACTTTTCGATAAAACCATAGTGAACGACATTACCCTCTGTAGTTTTGATGTATCCCTGACACTCCCAAACATCATATAGAACATGGTCACGTCGACATCTAAGCTCCAATGTATCCTCAGGTAGCCAGAAAAATGGCAGAACGATATAATTCTCCTCTTCAAATCTAGGAGGGAACACCAAGACAAAAGTCGTTATATCTGATGTACTAGAAAGGTCTAAACCAGCATAACAGCTACGCCCTTTGAGGCTATCATATTGAATAGGATCATTTCCCTTCGCATAAACATGTTCTGGAATCCAAGCAACACTTGAACTTGTCCACATATTTAGACGGAGCTGCTTAAAGACATTCTCTTCTGCAGGATTATCAAGTGCTTGTTGGTAGGCTTCTCTTACACGATCAATCCCAATTGTATGCCCAAGTGAAGGGTTGGCTTTGAGCCAGTTGGCTTCATCATTCCAATCATCTTCATCAGATAAACCATAAACCACTGGATAGAATGACGTGTCCTTCTTTCTATCATTCAGAATATCTAATGCTTTGGTATGTAACTCATAACAGATAGAGTTTCTATCCGTTCCAGCTGTTGTGATAATAAAAAAGAGGGGTTGTTCCCTTGCGTCTCCTGACCCCTTGGTCAATACATCATACAAATGACGATTAGGCTGAGCGTGGATTTCATCAAAGACCAAGCCAGATACGTTAAGTCCATGTTTTGTCCCAGTCTCTGCAGAAAGAACTTGGTAAAACCCAGCGTTAGAATAATTTACAATACGTTTGGTAGCACCCATTATCTTAGAACGCTTTTCCAAGGGGCGACTCATCTGCACCATCTGCTTAGCTACATCAAACACGATTGACGCTTGGTTACGGTCACAAGCCGCACCATAAACTTCTGCACTGGCTTCATTATCCGCATATAGTAGATAAAGAGCGATAGCTGCTGCTAGCTCGGACTTACCATTCTTCTTTGGAATTTCTATATAAGCTGTTAGAAATTGCCGATTGCCATCTTCCTTGACAATTCCAAATAGGTCACGGACAATCTGTTCCTGCCACGGCAACAAATCAAATCGCTTTCCTGCCCACTTACCTTTGGTATGGGAGAGGTTATTGATAAATGTTACTGCCCTATCAGCCTTTACCTTATCATAGTGTGAGGTTGGAAGCATGAATGGACTTGGTTCATAATGATAGCTCATAAAGTTCCTCCTAACAAATCTTCCATTTCATCACCAGTACCAACTTCCGAATCCATCGTCGCTAAACGGTTACGTGCTGATGGTGTTAAACCAAATTGTTCACAGAATTTAAGCATGATTTTTAAGTTAGTCTGGCTGATAGAGACTTGAGGGACTTGTTGCAGATAACCATTCGGGGTTTTGATAATGGAGCCATGCTTGGTAAGAAACTCTTCCGCCTCTTTCCAGCGTGCGTAAGCTTGACAATATCCTGCAAATGCAGTCATGTCCATTTCGGTTAAAATTCCCATTTGTTCGAGAATTTTTCCCATCCTTTTCCACTCCTTCTTTGCATCATCTTCAAGCCACTGTGGGCAACGTGGGGCTTTTTGTTTGGGTTTGACTTCATTCGTAGGAAGTGGTCGCTTACCAGGATTTCCCTCAAGTATTTTCATATTCGTTGGCTTTGGTTTTCGCCCCCTGATTGCCACAATCTCACCTCCTTTAGAGTAAGAAAAAAGAACTCAATTCGAGTTCCTTCCTAAAGTTCATTAAAGTTATCAAGAACAGCCTGACAAACTGTTCTATCAATATCGTCCATGTTATCTATTTCATTCCCATATCTATATTGGTAGATATATTCACCATCACGTTTTATTGTCAGAATTCTAATCCAAGCACCGTCTATATTTCTCGGGTCTGTTGTATCTTCACGGAGAAATTCACAAACGTAATGCCTATCACCAACCGTTCGAGTCATTATTTCCCACATCTTACTTTACCTTTTCCACGATATCTATTCCATATAAAACATTCAGGCAACTGCCATTTTCCCACTTAACTAAGAGTGAGCCAATGTCATCCACTCCAATAACTGTACCAAGTGTTCCTTTAGGAACTGGATGTGGATCATCCATTTTTACTAATCTAACCTTTGTACCAACCGGATAGATTGTCTTTAGGTTATTGAAAATTTTTGTGTCCATATTATTCTCCAAACATATCGAATGCCCACTTGACAGCGTGACCGAGATCCGTAACAATTATTGATTCCTTGTATATGCGATTAAGTCGGCATTCAAATAGTTCAAATTCTTCAAGGCTATCAATGATTTCGTAAATCTCAACTACTGTTTCTTTGTCTCCTTTGGATGCAACGATAACCCATTCCTTGTAAGGAATGATGCTTGCGGTTGTTGGGTAGAGTTCATATAGTTTTTCAAGTGTTGTTGTCATGGTTTTGTTCCCCTCTTCTTTTCTTGTGTACATATTAACTCTAAAGGAGACTTATATCCAGTCATTTATAGATTATTTTGACGATATTTTCGACTATTTTTCACTTCCTAGAATGGCACATCCAATAGCATAGACAACTGTTACCGTCACTCCATTTCCAGCTTGTTTATACAGTTGGGCATCGGAGTTTACTGCTTGGGCTTTCTCGAATAAATCATCCGAAAAACCTTGTAGTCGAAAACATTCTCTAGGGGTTAAACGTCTAATTTTCACCACTCGATCATTCCAAACCACAGCACCCATTTGACCACCGCAGGATAGGTTATGGGCGATTCCTTTCCCAACTCTTGCTCGTCTCGTTGGAGAGTTGGGATAAGATAAATCCACTGAATCACCTACCTCAGCAACTTGATAACCTTGCTTTGTACCATTTCTGACCTTGATACCTTCAAGAACACCATGGCGGTCTTGAGAGGTCAATGTGAACATTGGCTCATCCTGTTCCTTGAGCCTACGTCCATTTTGACGCTTATTGATTCGATTGGGTGTCAGAATGGGTTGAATTTCGAGTACTCCAGAATTCATCGCAGTCCGCTTTGTAGCTCCAGCAGTATATCGTGCGGTGATACATCGTGCCTCATCTGTCAACTTTGGTTCTGTCAAAGATTGGTCAATAAGATAAAGACCTGTCTTAGCACCCAGTCCACCACCCTCACCAACAAGGGTTGTGGCAATTCCACTAGGGTCGTAGACACGATAGCTTTGCATACCACCTACAAGTTGCTTAAGATGGCTACCGCTTTCTCCTCTGATAGGTAGTACTTTTCGTCGACCTCTACTTCTAAGATGTCCGAGAGTGTAGATGCGTTCTCGATTTTGGGGAACTCCGTAGTCTTTTGAATTGAACACTTGCCACTCGAGGTCGTACCCTGCTTCATCCAAGATAGAGAGATAGTCGAGATAATCTCGTCCCCCGCCACTTGATAAAAGTCCCTTAACATTTTCAAGGAGTATCCACTCGGGTTTATCTTCTTCCTCTTGGCTTTGGATGATGTCAACAAATGTAAAAAAGAGTCCACTTCGCTCACCGTATAGGCCTGCTCGCTTTCCTGCGATAGACACATTTTGACAAGGGCTTCCCGCACACCAGAGATCTGCTTTTGGAAGTTGTGTTTGGTCAATGCTTGTGATGTCGTCATGAAACCATTCTCCTTTCGTGTCGTACATTGCTTCGTAAGATTTTCTTGCAAATTTATCCTTTTCACAGTAACCGATACATTTGAAACCAGCTAATTCCAAACCACGACGAAAACCACCCACTCCTGCAAAGAAATCAAGAAAAGTTAAGGTCATACCGTCTCCTCCATCATTGAATAGGCTTCATCAAAGGTCAAAGTCTGGCCATCACGCAATACCGTCACGTTGTCATTTCCTGTTGACTCTATAAAACGTTTGACAATGACATCCACAAACTTCTCATCCAACTCAATGCCGTAACAAACCCTTCCAGTTTGGTCTGCGGCCATTAGGGTCGAACCAGAACCAAGGAATGGATCAAGAACAATTGTCCCACGCATGGATGAATTTTGAATAGGATAGGCCATGAGCGGAATTGGTTTCATTGTTGGGTGGTCTTTACTAGATTTTGGACGGTCATATTCCCAAATGGTTGTTTGTTTACGGTCACTGAACCATTGATGTTTTCCCTTTTGTTTCCAGCCAAAGAGACAGTTATGAGTAACAATTCCATCCGCAATATAATGTTCATATTTTTCAACAGCAAGAGAATAAACAGGTCCACTGAATCCTTTTGTAAGAACCTCATCAATTATGCCCCAGTAAAAATTTTCTTTCGTTTCCTTTTCATAAGTTTTTGGAATTGGAACTTGCATAATTTGAGGTATCAGATTACAAGCATTGATGCGAGCAGTTACTCGTTTACTAAATGCCTCATGTCCATTTCCTTTGTGAATGAGTGGGTATTTGATATTTCGACCATAGTCAACAAGCAAACGTCTAGCGTTATCTAATTGAATTTGGCTATCCAAGTTATCATAAATCATATCGACATGATGAGTTGTGCGTTGAGTTTCTTTCTTTGGAAGTCCTCTATCCATTTCCCAATGAGTATAAGGAATACCGTACTTGAGGGCTAATAACTGTTCGTGGCACTGGGCTGTTACTTTATCATCAAATACATCAATGACCCAAGCCTCTTCACCTTTCTCACCACGAAGTCTCGTTTTCAAACCAAAGCCCCTCGAGTTATAGAGTTCAGTAATCCCTACACGCCAACGGTCTCCTTTACGCATAAGATAGGTACAATAATTGTTTTTCGTTGATTCATTAAAACGAACCGAAAACTGGTGGTTATCCGTAGCCCACGTTAATTTATTTCCAATTTTTATACCGTATAAGGTGCCATTATAATATCGAGAAGCTGTTTTTATCTCATAGCCACCATTACGCATCCCCAGAATTGTTCCTGAATAGGAATTGTAACTAATGACCCTATCACCATCCTTTAAGTCTTCTATTGGAACGGGACCATTTATAGTTTGAACAATCGTACCTGCTGGCTGACATGGTTCATGTTGCCACTGGTAGGGACTACGCCCAAGAACTAATGAGTTCTTCTTCCAAATACAACACCCACTGAGATAGAAACCTGCATCTTTAAATGCCTTTCGGAAGTTCAGTCCTTCCGTATCTGCATGGAATACATAGATTGAACCATCAGACTCCATATGTTTTTCTACTTGAGTGAACATATCAAAGAGAAACTGGTAAAAGTCACTATCAGGCATATTGTCATTGAGAATCTTTCCAGCTGTTTCTTCTACATTAACATTATAGGGAGGGTCAGTCACAACCAAGTTTGCCTTTTTATCACCTAACAGTTGGTCATACGTTTCAGCTTTAGTTGAATCGCCACAAATCACTCGATGCTTACCAAGTTGCCAAATGTCACCTCGTTTTGAAAAGGTCGGTTTCTTCAATTCCTCTTCAACATCAAAGTCATCATCTGATAGGTCTTTATCATGGACATTTGATAGGATATCGTCAATTTCTGGTGGTTCAAAACCAGTCAGGTCGAGATTGAAATCTGACTCCTGTAAATCCAAAAGCAAGTCCGCCAAAAGCTGGTCATCCCATTGACCGGTGATTTTATTAAGGGCAATGTTTAAGGCCTTTTCATCTTCCTTGGATAAATCGACAATGACACATTTGGCAGTTTCATAGTCTAAGTCCTTCAATACAGTTAATCGTTGATGGCCACCAATAACCGTCAAATCTTTATTGACGATGATGGGGTCAACGTAGCCAAACTTGAGTAGGCTTTGCTTAATCTTTTCATACTCCTTGTCACCCTTTTTGAGTTTTTTTCGAGGATTGTAAGAGGCTGGGTGTAGTTCAGATAATCGAATCTCTCTAATTTCCATTGTTGGTTGACTTGTCATTGGTTTCTCCTTTATAAAATCGTGATTGAATGTAACACGAATGGCTACAATATTTTCTATTTGGATTGGCATAAGATAAAAATAACCTACCACATTGTTGGCAAGTCAAATCTTCATATGCGGTTTTTGATTTATCGTGTTCGTCAGAATGAGTGGTCCACCAAACCTTACGACACTTATCCGAACAGAACTTCTTTGGTCTTCCAGTTTTTTGGATTGATAGTAGCTGATAACACTGTTGGCAGCGAAGTCCATCATTCTGGTCGGCTTTTGCCATCTGCTTTGTCGCAGCACCATGACCAAGCAATGCTGGATTTCGTTTACAGTATTTCTTAACGGAATCTCTAGACAGTCCTGTAGCCTTACCGATTAAGCCATAGCCAAGACCTTCTGCTCGCATTTTCCAGATTTGTTTGCGTTGACTTTCGTCCATTTGTTTTCCTTTCCAGCAAAAAAGGACTAAAAACAACTATTTTCACCATTGTTTCTAGCCTTTTTCACTATTTTTATTACCAAAATTACATACTAGGGAACGCTACATCCCCACATTAGAAACGTGATAACGGTGGGAAGGAACGTCAAAATGAAGCGATTTTAATGTACCCGCTTGCGAATTTTGCGAAATTGCACGTTTGAGGGGGCGTCGGTCTTAGTCTCCCAAGGGTTTAGAGATTTCATCCCCCTCCCCCAACGGGTGAAAAATGAGATACTTTTGTAACGAAACTCCAAGACTAAAATCGATACGAATACTCCACATAACGGTCAGTCGTCTTGGTCTTTCTATCATGACAAGACTTGCAAAGTGCTTGCCAGTTAGATTGATCCCAAAAGAGTTTTTGGTCACCTCGGTGGGGTGTGATATGGTCAACAACAGTTGCCTTGGTCAGTCGACCTTTGGCGTTGCATTGAACACAGAGTGGATGAACTTTTAAGTAACGCAGTCGTGCTTTGTTCCACTGGGCATTGTATCCTTTGGCTGTGGTTGACTTGGCATCCAATTGGTGGTTTGCTTTATGGTTGTCACAATACTTCTGTCCATAAGGTACTAGGTTAGGACAACCATTATGTTTACAAGGTGTACTTGGTCTTCTTGGCATTTTACTTCTCCCAAGGTAGATAGTCTTTCGTGAAATGCCCGAAGCAAGATGTTTTGGTGTAGTCTACATTCAAGAGATGAAGTTCCTTAATGATACCTCGTGGTGTTAAATCATACCGTTCACGAATCATTCCTTCCAGTTGTTGTGTGGTGTAGCGACTGGTTCCAAAGGTTTCTACATACACTGACACAGGTTCTGCAACTCCAATGGCGTAGGCTAGTTGTACTTCACATCGTTTCGCATACCCTTCACGAACAATATCCTTGGCAATCTTTCGTGCCATGTATGCTGCTGAGCGGTCAACCTTACTTGGGTCTTTTCCAGAGAAAGCACCTCCACCATGATGTGCGAAACCACCATATGTATCCGCCACAATTTTACGTCCAGTTACTCCTGCATCCGCAAATGAGCCACCAAGAACAAAACGTCCGGTCGGATTGACTAGAACTTTGAAATCTAGATTCTGACGGTAACGAAGTGCTACTGACATCATAGCTTCAGTCACAATTCGTTTCACTTTGGTAAGTTCGGCTATTTCAGTATGTTGGATGGAAACTAAAAAGGTATCAATCCGTTTCTTCTCATAGTCGTAGGATACCTGTGCTTTCGCATCCTTTCCAAGTAAGGGGTGACCAAGCGACATCAGTTTCTCAAGAACTCGAGTTGCTAGAACATAAGGCAGTGGGAGGTACTCAGGTGTTTCATCAGTCGCATAACCAAACATCATTCCTTGGTCACCAGCACCACCATTATCAACACCTTGGGCAATATCAGAACTTTGGAGTCCAAGTAGGTTAGTTACCCGAACATTCTTCATACCAAGTGGCTCGACAACCTGACGAACAATGTTCTCGAGATTAAAGTAATGTCTTGTCGAAATTTCACCAGCTACTATAACCTGGGTATCTTTGATTAAGGTCTCAACTGCCACTCGACTTGATTTGTCAAACTTGAGACACTCCGTCAAAATGGCATCTGAAATCTGATCACAGATTTTATCTGGGTGTCCAACTGAAACTTGTTCACTAGAAATAATCATAATTCCTCCACGCAAAAAGCCCAACCTTTATGAGGCTAGGCTTTACTTTATTTTACTGATTTTTGGCCTGCTTCGTAGGCTCGTTCGAGTGCTTTTCTAATTCCCCAAACTGGAATGTCGTAGAAATCAAGGTTATCGCTCCAGCGTTGTTCCAAGGTTTCAACTTGTAATTCCTCTTGAGCAATCCTTGTAAGAATCGCATCCAGTTTTTCTTGTTGGCGTTTTGTCATTGTATTGTTCTCCTCTTCTTTTGTTGTGTACATATTAACTCTAAAAAGGAGATATATCCAGTCATTACTGGGTATCAGAATGAAGAAAAAGTCCATTTTGGACAATTTTCTTCATTCTTTTTTCTTTGTGTAGAAAATCAAAGCTCTCATAAACATTGAAATATCAACATTTATGAGAGTTCAATAACTTGTCATCTTTCGCAAACTTCTCCAATTTTTAATATTTTTGGAGTTTGTCTACGTTCTGATATCCAGTCATTACTGGGTATTTTTTATCTTTTTTGACACTTACAATTCTACCACAAATTTTGACAAAGTGAGGTCAATGTTAGGTCACACTTAGTGCAGGGGTAGGTTACTGGTAGGTCAGGGAGAGGTTACTTTTCCAAAGAAAAGCCCATTTTCATATACACTTCCCTAACATGGTCTAAGACCTTACGTCGCCAATTTCTAACAGTACTTCGACTAATATGAAACTCTCTCATCAAACTATCCCAATTACTATCTGTCTTAAGCATGGATTGCGCAAAATCATACAAGTCTCCCTTTAGAAATTTTAAAGCCATCTCAAAATTATCAAGGTCATTAGCCAATCGGATATACCGTTGCGATAAATCCGCCAATTGTTCCTCATTTTCCTGAATCATCTTCTCACGAAAATTCAGCGCAATCATCTCTGACCGTTGATTAGTAGGTGTACTTTTAACTCTAGGTTCATCAGATTTTTCAAAAACGAGTGAACCAATAACCTCATTTTCTGTCACTGGTTTGAAATGTTCCAAACGATACTTTAACATCTCCAAGTCACTTTTGAGTTCATTGTAATTCATCAGTATGTGCTCTGCCTTATCCATCTGCCCCTCCTACTTGTGCTTTAACAGCTTCAATCAGCCGTTCTTGTTGTGCATCTTTGTTTTCTAGTGCCTTGAGGATTTCCTCATCAATCGTTCCTTCAGTCACAATGTGTTGAATAACAACTGTCTCAGCCTCCTGACCTTGTCGCCACAGACGAGCATTGGTTTGTTGGTATAGTTCCAAAGACCACGTTAATCCAAACCAGACCAAGTGGTGACCGCCTTTTTGGAGATTCAAACCATGACCTGCTCCTGCTGGATGAAGTAAGCCAACTGGTACATTACCCTTATTCCATTCACGAATATCTTCTTCTGATTTCAATACCCGACTCTTTACCTTGAGTTTTTCTAAACGACCCATAATCCGAGCCAAGTCATGTTTGAACCAATAGGCAACTAAGACAGGTTCTCCATTCGCGGATTCGAGGATATCTTCAAGGGCATCTAGTTTCTGTTCATGTAATGCCACAACCGTATGATCATCAGAATATACGGCTCCATTGGACAACTGAACTAACTTGTTCGTAAGGCTTGCAGCATTGGCGGCAGTTACTTCTAGTCCATCTAACTCTGACAATACATACTCTTTCTTAAACTGACTGTACTTTTCTTTTTCCTTTTCTGACATATGCACCAGTTTCTTGGTTGAAATCAATTCAGGCATATCCAGATAATCTAGTGCCTTCATAGAAATGGTAATATCACTAATCTTGTCTTGAATTTGACACTCCGCATAGTCCATGGGGATGTATTCATAGACAATATTGCCATTGCGACGACCTTCTTCAAAGTAACGACTACGAAACTCACCGATGAAGCGACCAAGACGTTCTCCTCCGTCAATGACTTTAAACTCTGCGAACAAGTCCATCAGTCCATTCGAGCTTGGTGTTCCAGTTAGTCCAACCACTCGCTTCATGTAAGGTCGCATAGCCATGAAGGCTTTGAAACGTTTGGACTGCCAAGACTTGAAAGAACTCAATTCATCAATCACTACCATATCCCACTTGAAATAGGGACTACATTGTTCTACCAACCAAGGGAGATTTTCACGATTGACAATATAGATGTCCGCATCTTTCTGAAGGGCTACTTTTCGTTGCTTGGGCGTACCAACTATTTTCGAATACCGTAAGTGACGCAACTCAGCCCATTGCTCAATCTCATCACTCCAGACAGTATTTGCGACGCGCAGTGGGGCAATAACCAAAACCTTTGTGACTTCAAATCGATCAAACATCAATTCATTCACTGCAGACAAGGTTGTTGCCGTCTTTCCCATCCCCATGTCTAAGATGACTGCTGCATAAGGGTGACCTATGATGAAGTCCTTGGCGACTACCTGATAGTTATGCAATGTCAATTTCATCTAGCACTTCTCCAATCATCTCAATTCGGTCAATAACATAAACCTTGAAACCTAACCGCTCGAACAGTTTGTGCCTTGACACTTGTAACTCCCTTGGCTTTTGGTCAGGAGCCTTCACTTCCACCAAGCCAAATTTGCCTTTGGGTAAAAACACCAAACGATCTGGAACACCAGAAAAAGATGGCGATACCCATTTAGGACAAATGCCTCCTCGTTTTTTCACTTCACTTACTAATTTCCGCTCTACAACTTTTTCTCGCATAACTAATCCTTTCGTCAAAACATCGCCAAGAGGAAAGTGCAGTTCACGACAGTCAGTTACATTACTTTCCTATATTTCTTTTAACTTTTTTTATTTTTCTCTATATCTAAGTTATAGAAAAGACCAACTAAACCTACACCTTGAAATCTCCTATAGTAACTTTTGTATGTGACCTTCTCAACCTGCACTTTTTAACTCCAGTGAAAGTCGTGATAGTTTTGCAAAAACTTTTCTCGTCACTAAAAACAGCAACTTTCAGCTACTCTGATAATCACTCTGTGACTTAACTATCACGACATGCACTAACACCTCCTAATGCTAGAGGCAACTTTCACTGATTTACACTGTTAATCAAGGAAATCATCATCTAATTTCAACTGTAAACCTTTCACTATAACGCCTTTGTTTGTTCTTTTTTTGGTAAAACCAGCATTCGCAAGAGCTGTGTAAAAATCCGTTGTGCTGCGCGTGTACTCATTGATACCAGCACAATAAGCTCGATAAGCTGAGTAAAGTTCTCCTGATTTTTCAGTTAATTGGTCGCCGATTTCACAACAATCACCTAGAAACTGTCCCATCCAATCATTAGCTTCTCGATAGGCAGACACAGATTGAGCAACAACCTTTGGCAGAGTTAACTTGAAATTGGCATTAATTGCTTTCTCTGCACCTTCAATAATCCATGACATAATTGCCTCGGATGCTTCCTCGTACAGGTAGTCCGCAAAGTTTTTGATATCTGACCGACCTGTGATTTTGGCATTAAAAGGAATGACAATCAGACGTCTCCAAATCCCATCATCGTTCGCACCTACTTTTGGTAGATGGTTGGTGTAAAGAACTAGCGTGTGTGATGGCACAAAATGAAATGGTGCCTTGTACTTCTTCTCAGCTAAGATTTCATCTGTCGAACAAAGTTGTTTAACCATTGAAGTGTTCAACCGCATTCCCTCACTCATCTCAGATGCAATAATAAGACGTTTTCCTTTTAACTCTGCCATTTCAGGGCTAACATTTCGTCGGACACTCATGGTTAGAGCATCTGCCGATAATTTGCCTGAGTAGTTGCCCAGCACTCGTGCGATGGTATTCCAAAAGGTAGACTTGCCGTTTGCCCCACTGCCGTAAGCGATAATAAGGTGCTCTTGGTAAACCTTACCGATAGCAGCCATACCCACCACCATCTGAACGTAGTCGATTAGTTCTTGATTACCACAAAAGAAAGTTGCTAGAGTCTCTAGCCACAAGCCTTTTCCCTTATCGCTTGGCGAAGCTGTTGCCATCTTCGTGATATAGTCAGTTGAATCATGATCTTTTACACCAGCTAAGCCCTGGGATAAGTTAATGGTGGCTTTAGGAGTATTGAGCAACATTTCATTGTTATCAAACTCAGACACACTCATCCGAACCATGTGTTTAGCGGTTTTAACTATAGCTGAGAGATGGCGATAATCACGATATTTCATGACAAATTTATGGAAGTCAAATGCTTTCTTGTACTCCTTAAAGGCTGATGATTGACTTGGTCCATCAAGGGCTTTTTCAATGGCTTTAACCCCCTTAAAAATCAGCTCCTCTGAAATACCTGTTTGGATGAGCCGTTTTGTCTTATCCTCTAGGTTGGCATCTGCCACTGCTAGTTGCTCATCCAAGAAAACATGAACCTGTCGCATGGCCAATTGCTCATCCTCCACCCAGTGTTTCCCATTGAAAGCAAGATAGTCAGTCTCACGAGTAAAAGCAATTCGGTCTCCATATTCACGAGCTAACAGTCCTGCTTCACCAATATCGGTATAGTCATCAGGTCGCATGGCTTCTCGGTTATAGGCCTCAGGTGATACATAATCTTGTGATTGCTTAATGGTTCGATTGTAAAATCGCACAGCACTTCCCCAAATAGTGTCCAACTCTGCCTTATCAAGAGGTGGCATACATTTCAAGGCTTGTTCATCAAAGCCTTGGCGTGCTTCTTGAGTCACTCCTAAGCGTTTGAGAATCTTCGCCGCAAAAACCGACATGGTTGAGTTTCGACTACCTTCCGTGATTGGTCCTGTCGGTGGTGTGTAGAAATCCTCATCAAAGTCTTCTTCCTCTTCCACAAGGGTTACTTCTTGAAGAAGGTCTTCATCAATAGTTAGCCATGAATCATGCCATATAACCTGTGCATTTGGATTTCCAAAGAAGAAACGTGCCGCATCCTTGGCATTATCATCAAAAAACTTGTATTGATTACAAAGTTCTTCCTTCATAGCTACGTAGACATCTTTATCAGTAACCTCATTGATTTGGAAGTAAATATGATATTTTGGTCTTGGGGCTTTTCCTGCCTTTGCCTGCATATGACTTCGACTAGTTACCAAGGCAAAGTTATAATCCGCAAAAATTTCTTTTAATCTCTCTACAGTTATCCACTCATCTGGATTCTCAGAGTGGTCATTATCAATATCCATGACCAAAACGTCCGACTGGATGAAATTGGTATTTGAGCGTGTATTGTTTAAAAACTGCCCTGCCACATGGTCAAATTGCGCAACAGTTTGTATCGATATTTCATCAGTAATAGTTACTTGATTGGGGTAGACCGTGGTTGTTTGAACTCCAGTCTGTCCTGAATGAGATAAGGTAAATTGCATTATGCGCCCTCCAAATGTAATTAATGATATGTGGAGTTTTTTCCCTCCTACCTTATTAGGTAGAACTACGACTCATTTTTCCGCCCCTTAATAAAATTTTTTTCAAAAAAAAATAATCTTCCTTTATATAGCTAGAGGAAGATTATTTTCTTGTATAACAAATTAAAAAAATTTTTATAAAAAAGCGGAAAATTACACCCCAGTATTACCTATATAGGTGTAAGGGATGAAAAACATCGATTCAAAAAATTTTTATTAAAAACCGGAATTTCTGTTCACATCTCTACCTAATAAGATAGGAGGTCACAAAATGACTAAAGAAAAAACTGTGAATCACAATGATGAACTGGTCGATACACTCACCGCCATCAGCGTCATCTCAAAGCAACTCGCTCGTAAGATAAAGGAGGAAGAAAACAATGAGCAAAATGAAAGAACTGAATAGACTAATTCATGATATGGAAGAAACCGCAAAGTACTACCTTCGATTGGTGGATGAGTTCAAGAAACTCCTCACTACTGAGGAGGAAACAGTACCTAAATCAAATCCACCAAAAAATGAACCACAAAAGGAAATTCAATTAGAAGATGTCCGTGCAGTCCTTGCGACCAAAGCTAAAGACGGATTTAAGAATGAGGTTCGTGCTCTTCTAAATGCTTACGGTGCTTCTTCTCTATCAGCACTTGACCCTAAACACTTTGCGGCAGTTCTTGAAGAAGCTGGAGGGATTGGTAATGACTAACCACGCCATTTTATCCGCTTCTGCATCACATCGTTGGTTGAACTGCCCACCATCTGTTCGGTTAACAGAAAATATGCCAGATGTAACCTCTGAGTTTGCCCTTGAAGGTACGGATGCTCACGAGTTGTGTGCTTATCTAGTCGAGAATGCTCTAGGAAGGAAAACGCGTGATCCAACTGAGGATTTAGCATTTTACAATCATGAAATGCAGGATTGCGCTGAAGAATACCGCAACTATGTCATGGAGCAAGTTGAGAAAGCCAGAGGCTACTCACGTGACCCTACAGTTCTTGTCGAACAACGACTGGACTTTTCCAAGTGGGTGCCTGAAGGTTTTGGGACCGGGGATTGCATCATTGTGGCCGATGGACTGCTTCAGGTCATTGATTACAAGCACGGACTTGGTGTTCTAGTTGATGCAGACCTTAACCCACAAATGATGTGTTATGCACTTGGTGCTCTTGAGATGTTTGATGGGCTTTATGATTTTGATAAAGTTACCATGACTATCTTTCAACCACGAAAACATAACATTTCTACCTTTGAGATTGAAAAGACTGAGTTGCTTGAATGGGCAGAAAACGAACTCGCTCCAAAAGCTGAACTTGCATTCAAAGGTGAAGGGGAAATACAGTCTGGTAATCACTGCCAATTCTGTAAACTCAAGAATGTCTGTCGCAAACGTGCTGAGGATAATTTGGCACTAGCCAAGATGGAGTTTGCGGATCCAGCTTCCCTTGATAACGAGGACATCGCAGAGATTTTGCCTAAACTAGATTTGTTGATTTCATGGGCAAACGACATCAAAGCTTATGCATTAAATCAAGCCACAGATGGACATACTATCCCAGGATACAAACTGGTTGAAGGTCGCTCTGTTCGTAAATTCTCAGATGAAGTAGCCGTTAGCCAAGCTGTGATTGAAGCAGGCTATGACCCTTATGAGAAGAAACTGCTCACTATCACTGCCATGACAAAGTTACTTGGCAAGAAAACTTTTAACGACCTACTTGGTGGTCTCGTAATAAAACCAAGTGGTAAACCAACACTCGTCCCAATTGACGATAGCCGTCAAGAGATGAACCTAGCAAAAAATGAATTTAAAGAGGAATAACTATATGACAACTAAAGTAATTACAGGACCAAACACTCGCTTCAGCTACTTAAATGCCAACGAACCAAAATCTATCAATGGTAGCACTCCCAAGTATAGCGCCTCACTCATCATCCCCAAAGATGATACAGCCACCATTAACAAGATTAAAGCAGCCATTGAACAAGCCTACAAAGAAGGTGAGTCAAAACTCAAGGGCAACGGTAAATCTGTACCTGCATTATCTACTCTGAAAACTCCACTTCGTGACGGAGACCTTGAACGCCCGGATGATGAAGCATACAAAAATGCTTACTTCGTAAATGCTAACTCTCCACACAAACCTGGTGTGGTTGATGGCAATCGTCAAGAAATCATTGATACTTCAGAATTGTATTCAGGCATCTACGGACGTGCTTCTATTACCTTCTATGCTTTCAATTCAAATGGTAATAAAGGTATTGCTTGCGGTTTGAATAACTTGCAAAAATTGCGTGATGGTGAACCCCTCGGAGGACGCACTCGTGCTGAGGATGATTTTGCGACAGAAGACGATGATGACTTTTTGAACTAGAAAGAGAGAATTAGATTGGTGATGTATACGATTTTAACTTGTACTATTATGGGACTCTGGGTGCTTATCGGACTATACTTCGGGTATATGACCATTAGAGATGACATTCGAAATGAAAGGGAGCGAAAGGCAAAGCAAAATAAAGAAAAACTTGGCCAAACACCACTCAGTCGAAAAAACAAATAGAACATTAGGTGGCAGTACTTCTGTCACCTTTTTCAGAAAGGACAAACTATGCCAATTAAAGAGATCAGTATAGACATCGAAACTTATTGTGAAATTGACTTACGAAAATCAGGAGTATATCGCTATGCGGAAGATAACAGTTTTGAAATCCTTCTGTTTGCGGTATCTGTCGATAATGGACCAGTGACTGTTTACGACTTAAGTAAAGAGAAGTTACCTCAAGACATTCTTGAAGCTTTAGTAGACCATAGAGTCATCAAATGGGCATTCAACGCTTCATTTGAGCGAATTTGTCTATCAAACTGGATCAAGAAACATCATCCCGAATTGTTATCAGATGGATATTTAACTCCAGTTTCATGGAGATGTAGCATGATTTGGTCAGCGTACTTAGGACTTCCTCTCTCCCTTGAAGGAGTTGGAACAGTTCTCAAACTCAAAGACCAAAAGATGAGGGAGGGAGCTGACCTCATTCGCTACTTCTGCTTACCTTGTAAGCCGACGAAAATTAACGGTGGGCGGACACGTAACCTCCCTCATCACGCGCCTGACAAATGGTCTACCTTTATCGATTACAACAGACGTGATGTTGAGGTCGAATTGGCCATCAAGGAACGACTGAAAAACTTCCCAGTACCTAATTTTGTTTGGGATGAGTACCTCCAAGATCAGATTATAAATGACCATGGTATTGGCATAGATGTTGACTTTGTAAAAGCCGCTATAAAAATAGACGGAGAGAGCAAAGCCAAAATTCAAGAAGAGTTAAAAGCATTAACAGGTCTTGAAAATCCCAACTCTGTTCTGCAGATGATTGGCTGGCTACGTGAACATGGGGTAACTACGGATTCTCTAGACAAAAAAGCTGTGAAAGAATTACTCAAAACGGTTGATGAAACAACTGCTCAAGTTCTTAAACTTCGGCAGCAAGCCGCCAAATCAAGTGTATCCAAATATCAAGCCATGATGAACTGTGTTTGTAAGGACGGTCGAGCAAGGGGGATGTTTCAATTCTATGGAGCAAACCGAACTGGTCGATGGGCTGGCCGTTTGGTGCAACTTCAGAACTTACCACAGAATCACCTTCGTGACCTAGAGGAAGCTAGAGAACTTTTCAGAACAGGTGACTTAGAAGCTACTGAGCTACTCTACGATACTCAGGATACCTTATCGCAACTTATCCGTACTGCTTTCGTTCCAAGTGAAGGAAAGAAATTCATTGTTTGCGACTTTTCAGCTATCGAAGCTCGTGTACTCTCCCACTTAGCTGGTGAGAGATGGCGTAGTAAGGTATTTGAACAAGGGAAAGACATCTACTGTATGTCCGCTTCTCAGATGTTTGGAGTACCAGTTGAAAAACACGGACAAAATTCTGAACTAAGGCAAAAAGGGAAAATTGCGGAGCTTGCTTGCGGATATGGAGGTTCTGTCGGTGCATTGAAAGCTATGGGAGCACAGGATATGGGACTAACTGAGGAAGAACTCCAACCACTTGTTAACTCATGGCGACAAGCAAATCCAAATATCGTTCTCTTCTGGTGGGATGTCGATAAAGCGGTTAAGATTGCTGTAAAGGAACTACTTCCTACATCTACTCAAAATATTCAATTTGAAGTCAAAAGTGGCATATTGTTCATCACCCTTCCTTCTGGTCGTAAATTAGCGTATATCAAGCCAAGAATTGGCGAGAACCAGTTCGGTGGAGAGTCCATCACTTACGAAGGAACTGGAACTGCCAAACGTTGGGAACGACTCGAAAGTTACGGCCCAAAATTTGTGGAGAATATCGTCCAAGCCATCAGTCGTGATATTCTTGCTTACTCTTTGAAGCAACTGAAAAAGTTTAAAATTGTAGGCCATGTACATGATGAAGTTATTATAGAATGCCCAATGGAACAAAAACTTGATGAAGTTGCGTCATTAATGGGGATTGCACCAGATTGGTTGTCTGATATTAATCTTAGGGCTGATGGATACGAATGCTTTTTCTATCAAAAAGACTAGCAAAAACCGCCACCTCAAAAATTGAGATGGCGATTTTCAATTATTGATTTAGTTCATTATATACCTCCTTTGCGAGTGCATGTGCTTTCTTGATTGCATCATACCCTTGGGTCTTTTTCAGACCAAGTTTTTCAATGATCTCTTGTTTGCTTATCGTGACATCATGGTAAATCAGTTTGAGGATTTTACCACATTTTTCGTTACGCTGGTATACAACTTCAATCAATTCTTCAAGTGTTTCAATAAGCATCAGTTTCTCCTCATGAGAAGGGATTCCAGTTGGATCGTAGCCAAATTTCTCATCATTATCCATCTTCTCGAACATTTCATCTAAAGACAAATCATCATGTTTTCCTTTAGAATAACGGCTCAAGTATTCATTGGTATCCATGTTAAAGACACGAAGGGCATTCGTAAACTCTTCTCGTTCAACTGGCACGAATCCAACAAGAATTCGCTTCCCATAGATATTAAATGTTTTGAGGTTGTCTCGATTAACATCCTTATTAACTAGCATAGCTTTATCCCTAATAACGAATGGTACTAGTACTTGTGAGTCAGTAGGTTCTACACCATTAAATGACTTTTCACTTTTATAGCGATCTAGAGTATATTTTGAATTACTATTTTGTTCATTAATTGACATGTCTTGTCACCTTTTCCTTCATTTACAAAGGAATTGGACATGCCAAAAGAACTATTTAATTTTGTTTCTGACCACATCAGCAGTTCCTTTGCTAAATCATGGTCAGCTGGCTTTATAGCTGAACTGCTATTTCTTAAAGACACAGTTAAAGCCGATAACGTAGGATAATTTCCCCATTACAAAGTATCTTTAAGAAGTCAATAAAATGTAGGATTAATCTTTACAACATAAGTATAGAACTTTGCACCCCAAAAAAACAGGTAGTCTAGACTTCCGTAGCTAAACCCTATTGGCTACAATGTTCTTGATAAGATAAAGCCTTGAAATAATCAATTAATGCGCAAAAAGCGGAAATTGAATTTCCGCTTTTTGGATTAAAAAAAAGACCATCAAAAATTTGATAGTCTATAGTGTCTTCATTTGTGCTGCTTGTAATATTGTATTTATTTCAGCTAATGGTTTGTAATAACTTGTCGTTAGTAACAGTTTATAAACTTGATGCTGGTGAATTTTAGTTAATTTGTGTCCCGCTTTTTCAAGCATATCTTCGCTTATAGGTAGCATAAGTTTTAAAGCAAAACAAAATGCCAATGCTAACTCAAGCTTAGGTAGATTATCTTCTTTGGTTTCATAACTTCTGAGAGTTTTTTCCGTAATGCCAACAATATTCGCTAATAATGGTTGAGAGCATTTTTTCCTCTTTCTGTGACTACGTAATGTCCCAGAGAATTCAAAAGGTAATTCCTTTAATAAATCAGAAATATTTTTTGAAAGTTTCACCATTTCTAAAGGTGGTAACTGATCCATTAAACTCGGATTCTGTAATATCTCCACAAAGTCAGCTTTTATTTCGCTCTCTCTTGTTACCCCACGATTCAACACATAATCATAATAGTCTTCATCAGATATGGTAGTATATTTCTTCGACTTTACCTTGAATTGGATACATTAAAGAATTTAGCAAGTTCATCAACCACTTCACGTACAAGTTCAGAGCGACTGATGTCAGGATTTACTAAGGTTAAAGTTTGAAATAACTCTCTAATCTTAATTTTCGTTTGAACTTTTGGCATAAGGATTCGAGGAGCAATCCCATTAGCATGCCACTCCATCCAATCAAGTGGAGACCACATGCTAGAATCTGCCAGATTTTCCTCTGTCCAACTACTAGATACTGAGTATCTAGTATCAAGTATCATTCTTACTTCGTGAAATACTTTATGTAATTCCCAATGCACGCACTCATGAATGACAGTATTATTGAAAGATCCAACATTTCTCTTATAGACAACATCTTTATCTACCAATATACTTCCTTTGCTAAAAGGCTTCGAGACAAGTTGGTCATTTTCTATCACCTCTACTTTAGTATCTTTAAAAACCATTTTACCAAAAACTGAATCGTCTAATGTTAACTTCTCTCGATGTATCGAAAGCCCCATCTCAGCGACAATTAACTCTACCGGTATAGGAGTTGGCTGCCTAAGTGCTACAGGATAATATTTTTTTAGAAATGATTCTGCAATGTTATCAAATTCTTTCTTAGGAATGTACGGAACCCAATCCCTACTAAGCATCAAATTTTTAGTTTTTTTATATTGGTCAGATTTGAACTCTGCATTATAAATATTAAATACTTTAATACCTGAATCAAGCTCCATATCTACATAGACTGAAACGTACTTCGATTTCGTATCTAGTTCCATTTCACCTTTGATGTACTGACGAACAATAACATCCGCAATCACAATAATTTCAAGTTTCAGTTTAGAATTATCAACTACTTCATAGTAAATCTTATATAGTTCAAAATCATCAAACTCAATATATCCATTTGGTTTCGGTACCATGTATGTAGATAAATCAGTATTATCCTTATTATTGAATATGAATCCTCTAACAGTTTTTATGATTAAATCCTGGTAAGTATCAAAAATATATTTATCAAACACCTTAATTCCTCCGAGAGACTTATGATACCAATGTCCTTGTGAAAATTATACCACACCTTTACAAGCACTATAAAAAAATGATACAATAAATATAATTCCTTCAATTGACTACCTTTTGCAACTATTACTTTTGGATATAGTACCTTTAGTGGTATTTGGTGAAATGTTATGTTTAAGAATTTAAAAAAATATTTGCTTTCGGAATTGCCTAAAAAAATAAAATTAAATCATCTAACTAGTTATGAAAATTTTGGTAAAGAAATAGAAACACATATTTCTGATATTATAGAAGAATATCTTGATTGTAAGAAAATTAAATTTGATGCCTACAGAGAACCTGATAAGAATCATTTCCCTGACCTTACTTTAACCATAAAAGGTACTGAATATGCAGTTGAATATAAATGTGGTCTATATAATAATTCGGGTAATATTTCTAATGAACCGGCTAACGACTTGGGCACACTTAATTCTTATACTAAGAAAATTAAGAAATTTAAGGAAAATATCTTTTGTATCTTCATAAAATACTCTATTAATAGCAATTCCATTATTACGTTAGATGATATCTATATAGACCGAATATATAAATTTGTTGGTAAGAAAATTGTTAAATCCCAAATCTTAGCGAAGTATCGTGAAAAAGATGGTAATTTACGACCGAAAAATTGGAAGGATTTCGATTCCTCTACTTCTTATTTCGTCTCACTTGAAGAATTTAAAAAAGCTTTATATGTTACTAATAAATATAGAGCACTTCAGATATCATTAAAAAATCTAGAAAAATTATCAACAAAAGAACTTTTAGATTGTAAAAAAACAGTAAATTTTTTGCTTGCCAAAAATAAAAAACATTATAAATAATTTTAAAGGAGAATTACTCATGAACAATATCGATACAATTGAAGAACTTTTTCAATTGACCCAAGAAAGACTTGTTGGACAAGCAGGGGCAATTTCAATTACGTTTGCAAATCGAGCGCATATTTATTCTGGAAATGATGTTATTGGTAACTGCTTACAAGAATGGCTTCCTAGTTGGTTCTCATTCCTTGGTGTAGATATACAACCAGGTGCTCATACACAAGAGTTTCCTGATTTTGTAGCAAATTTTAATGGAAATCCAATTGATGTAGAAGTTAAAGCATGGAACATAAATAATGCTCCAGCTTTTGATTTAGCAAATTTTTTTAGCTTTCTTGATACTACTTTTACTGAACCGGGAAAATTAAATGCGCGATACTTTATTTTAGGTTACAGGCCTGCAAATGATGGTTTCACACAAGGATTTACGCTAGAGAGGGTTTACCTCAAACACATTTGGGAAATTACTAACAACACTAGAAACTACCCTATTGGACTTCAGGTAAAACGTGGAAATCCATATGCGATGAGACCTAGTAACTTCTATAGAGATGAAGACAATCATTTTGAAAATATTTTCGAGTTTGTTGAAGCTGTTGCAGATGCCTACAGACACTTTGAGCATGTATCTGATTTACCATTTACACCAGATGAATGGTACGAAAGAGTTATGAGTTATTTATAGTATCCTAAAATGAAAATAGAGTATGCTAACAAGTCATACTCTATTTTTTTTATAGGTTTCTAATAATTTATTCGATACTGCTTTTATTACTGGAACACATACTGTATTACCAAGTAAGTCAAATGCTTCACTTTCTTTTAGGAAACTGAGGTCATAATTATCTGGGAAACCAAATAATCGTAGACCTTCATTTACCGTTAAAGGTCGAATACCATTAAGTACAGGAACAGCAAGTTTATGAACATCTGTTGCTACTAAGGTTGGCGTTGTCTCATAGGGCGATAAGATTTTTGTAAATTCAAAAGAAAGCTTACCGGTTACTATATTGTAACCTTTTTCTAGGGTTTCGTCTGGAACTCGTTTATTACCTTCAAGTTTTTTTGGATGTTCAAAACTTAAATATCCTTTTTCTACAAGATCATCTAGCATATCTGTAAGATTAGGTGATTTAAAAAATGTGGAAATCATATCCGATGTTAGTGGCATTCCATCCATCCATTTAATACCAATTATTTCAGCCCATTTTTTATTTCTCCTTTGTTTTAATAAATTGTCTAATAAAACTGCTTGTTCCTCAGATATTTCGCCTTTAAGACCTATATCCCAACTATGTATGTTATTTTCCCCACCTCGTTTATCCTTTATCGCTTTACCATACACGCTCTTTAAATCGTATTTGGATAATAATTTTTTGGAAAACTCACTATCAATTGGTGGAGTATTGAAGTCAATAACATCCTGCAGTACCGAATGAGAATATTCGAAATCTTCCAATAATTCAATAGTATCAGATTTAAACCCAATTATATAAATTCTTTTCCTAGATTGAGCTAAACCAAAGTCCTTACCATTTAAAACACTGTAACTTATTGAGTAGCCCAAATCTGCCAAAGTCCGAGTGATAACTTTAAAAGTATTACCTTTATCGTGATTCACTAAGCCTTCCACATTTTCCAAAACAAATCCTAAGGGTTTTTTCTCTAATAGTATTTTTGCTATGTCAAAAAATAATGTTCCCCTCGTATCTTGAAAACCTAGACCTAGTCCTGCTTGTGAAAATGCTTGACATGGGAAGCCAGCTAATAGAAAATCAAAATTCGGTAAGCTTGATGGATTTAACTTAGTTATATCACATTCAGGATTATGACCGAAATTATTAGTATATGCCTTTATCGCAGCAGGCTTTATGTCACTAGAAAACACACATTTTCCAATCAATCCATTTTCCTGCAATGCTTGCTCAAAGCCAATTCTGATACCTCCAAGACCACTAAATAAATCAATGAAGGTTACTTCTCCTTTATTTCTGACAAACTTTTGTTCTACTTCTTTAATACCTATACCAATTAATTCTCTACATTTTTGAGAAAAAGTTGAACTGTTTGGCAACGGTAAACTCTCAATCCTCTCAGAATCCTCATCGCTTAGATATATAGTATAAGCTTTTCTCTTATTAGAAATCGACTTTCTTCCTGCTCCTTTTCTCGGACCACCATGCATAATGTCACCTTCTTTAATATTTTTTGTGTAATTATAGTATCATAAAAACATTGTTTTTTCAAGTTTTATAAATCCAATATCATTTCTACCTTTCTAGTTGAAATTATCTTACTTTTTGATATAATTTTGTTAATTTATAAATTAACAAAGAGGTGTGAACTTATGTTTTCAAAATCTCGTTTAAAAGCAAAAAGAGAAGAATTTGGTCTTTCTCAAAACAATATTGCAATAGAGTTAGCGATAAGTCGTGTCGCATATAACCATTGGGAAAGTGGTAAAACTGTACCTAATCAAAAACATCTCACTGCTCTAGCAAAAATCCTAGATGTCCCAGTCACTTATTTTGAATCTGAATACAATATAGTCAATAATTATCTTCAGTTATCTCCTGACAACCAAGTAAAGGCAGAGCTCTATGTTGAGGAACTTCTTATCTCACAACAAACCTCTAACGTCACTCCCCTCTTCTCAGTACAAGTGCTATCAGATGTTCAGCTATCTGCTGGACTTGGAGAAGGTTTCTTTGACGAGTTTGAGACTGAAACTGTCTACTCAGATGAGGAACAATACGGTTACGACATTGCTGCTTGGATTGAGGGAGACTCTATGGAGCCTGTCTATAAGAGTGGTGAAGTCGCACTTATTCGCTCCAACGGTTTTGACTATGATGGGGCTGTCTATGCATTATCATGGAATGACTCAGTTTATATCAAAAAACTCTACCGTGAAGAAGATGGGTTCAGAATGGTATCCTTGAATAAGGACTATCCAGAGAAGTTCATCCCTTACGAGGATGAGCCAAGAATTGTCGGTCTAGTTGTGGGACACTTCATGCCTGTAGAGGGGGTATAATCATGAAGCTTAAGGATATTTTAGAACTTGGAACATATGGTTTCAACCCTGATTGTAAAGTTGAAATATTCAATATGGACAACTTTGAAGAGCGACTAGAGAATGAAGGATTCGATGAAATTCTTATTCCTCAAAATGATCATGCAAAAATCTATCCTTATGCTTTTTTGATAGAAGATTCTATTTTGATTGCAATGACCGAGGAGGATGACAATACCAATGAACGTTAAAGAAATGATTTACATAAAGGACGAACGCATTATCTTCACTCCTGACAAATTTGAATACGACATCACTGACTACATCGGAGAACTTATCGAAGAGCTAGAAAAACTTAAAAGGAGATAACACTATGGGCTATATCTATCACGACACCATTCTTAATACAACAAACTTTTTAGAGTGAATACAATTTAACATATATAATAAGAAAAGTTTTGTAAGTGAATAGGATTTAAAGGCACAAAAATAAGAGCCTTTCGGCTCCTATTATCTTTACCCTATAAATTGACTATCTAAGTTTTGTCAACACTAAATTTATATTAATATTATACCACGACTAAAAACACGAAAATATGCGTTTTTTTAATTTTTTTCGTGTAATGTAATTATATATATGTTAAAATTAATTTGTTAATTTATTTTGAATGTTGTATTATTTTTGCACATTGTATATAACATTCTTAATATTTTTGTAGAGCAAGCAGTTAGGTTTTCATAATAATGTTTACCTTCTGCTTTTTTTGTTAAATAATAATCATATACGGGGTGTCCAGGACATTGATGCCCTAACTTAACTACTATTTGACTAATATTAAATAATATCCATCTTGCATATTTATTTCCACGTTTAGAAATAGTTCCATGCACGTTTATACTTTTCCCAGATTGAATTATTGTTGGATCTAAACCACAGAAAGCAATTAATTGTCTATGATTATCAAATCTTGTTATATCACCTAATTCACCTAATAATTCGGTTGTTAATACTTCTCCTATCCCGTAAAAAGAATTAATTATATCGAAGTAAGGTGACTCTTTTGCAGTTTTTATCATCTTTTCTTTTAATTCATTTATTGTCTTAATATTCTCTTGTAAAATAGCAGCCATATCAGATAAGTTCTTTACATCCGAATGATCTTTATCGACACCTGGATATGAATTAACTGCTATATCTTTGATTTTGTTTGCTAACCTCTTATAATAATAATCATGTCTAGAATTAGTTTTATACAAATTATTGTATAATGCATCTATTCTTTTTTCTTTTACTATATAAGCATGAGGAAAGGTTTTAATAAAGTTTAATGCTGTTTCTTCATATATTCTGCTGCCTTTAAATATTTCTTCAAATTCTGGAAAACATATATTTATAAGTCTTTTATATCTATTTTTACAACTCACATTTAATTGAGTTAGATAAAAATATTGTCTTGTCATTGCTTTCAAATTAGCATATAAATCTTTTTTAGACAAATCATGATATTCTACTTCATTTACGAAAAATAATTTAGCTAATCTCATACAATCTTTTGTATCAGTTTTTGTTTTCCTTAATGTATCATAATTATTTTTGGTCGTTAAACTATTAATTACTAATGTATTAAAATTATTTTCTTTAAAATATCTTTCTACTGGCAAATGATATATTCCTGTTGATTCCATGAAAATAGTTAAATCTTCTAAATTAAAACTTTCAATTTTATCTTTTAATTCATTAAAATCACGAAAATTATGTTTTATCTCTTTAGGTTCAATCAATACTTCTCCATATTCAGTAGATAACATTATCATACTTTTTCCTTTAGCTACATCAACACTTAATACTGATTTCATTATTTACTCCTTTCTGAATTTAAGTCTCTTGTTTCCACCATTATTTCATCAAGCTTGTTATATAGATTCTACGACCTCACTATCTTAAACTAAATTAATAATAGAAATAAAAGCTGAACTGTCAATTTGTTAGATTCTATGACCTCTGTAATTTGCCGTTCTCACTTAAACTCTTGGTAAATAATTTAACATAAAAAAATAAGATATAAATATTAAATTATTTACATCTTAAAGTATACTTGTAATTTGTTGCCCTCTTTATAATTTTGATATCCAATTATTTTATCATCAAATGTTAGAAATGTTTTATCTTTGATATTTTTCTTTTTGTCTTATAACATAATTACTAATATTTTTATCATAATCTGGATATAAATAATTTAAACATTGTGCCACTTCTTTTGATACCATTCTAAAAATTCCCATACATAATTCTAAAGATTTCCACATTTCTGTATATGACCCCATATTATATGTAGCAAGAATTTTCTTCCATAATTCAGGTGAAATATATCGTTCTAAAAATTTATAGTTTTTTCCTAGACTAAAACTATAACCTTGCTCTATTCCAACCTTCCATGAAATCATTCGCAGTAATTCCATACGCACAATATTATTTAAATGGTCGATTGCAAATAAAATTTCCTTTCGACATAATCCTTTCACTACATATGTTACAGTATTCCAAAATTCATTACAGCAATCATCAAAAGAACGTGCTGTCGGATGTTCTATATAATAATCTTCATCTGTAGGTACTGGTATATTAGTAACACGATTATCCTTATCTAATAATAATTTTACTAATTTATCCCAAGTAAAATATTCATCTAAAACTTCTAATGGCAATAATGTCAAATCTATTTTAACTCCGTCCCAAAATAACATAAGATATGAATACCCTTTTTCTTCTTTTGGAAACAATTCCATATCCTCGGGTTTTTGCATAATAAGTCTCTCTCCAAAAACATTAAGCCACTCATCACTATTAATAAAACTCTGCATGTCTGTGACAAAAAAAGTAATATCATAATCTTGAAAATCATCTGGTATAATATTAATATTTGTTCTTGAACCTTCTAAAGTAACCACCCTAATTCTATCATCTGCTTTAGCAAAATTAAGTATAGTATCATATATTTGTTTCTCTGTTCTCATTTTCATATCAACTCACTTTTAAAATTATTATTACTTATATTATAACAGAAAAAAGTAAATTTTCTATTGCCTTAGATTTACCTTAAACATAAAATTATTCTTTAAATTTAACCTTGTATCTATTTTATATTTTTTCCTTTTTGGATTTCCATCAATCCTATAAATGCTATTATTTTTAATATCATAGCTTACAGACCAAATTGTATTAGCATCCTTTCTCTATCATAATCACATCTAAACAGTACAAAAATCTTTTTGATTTCTAAATACTTATCCATATCATCAACTACTTAACAAATTGTAATTTAGCGAATAGTAACTTAATTTTCTTTTTTATTAAACATATGGCGTACTTTATCTATTCGATTATTTGGTCTACGTGATTGAATAACTGGTTCACAAGTAGCAATTTGATAATCTTTTAATTCTGTCAAAAAAACTGCTTGCCCATTTGTATATAGAGTTAAAGTATTACGATATTCATTAATACAACGTACAGGAATATGTCCTGTAAAAATAATTTCATCATTTTTTGATTGACTAGTTTCAATTATTGCACAATGTTTTTGTGCATCATTATATGCACGAGAAAGGTATCCCTGTGGTGTAAAAAGTATAAACGAAAGATATGGCTCTAATAATTGCGTTCCCGCTTTTTTCAATGTTTGTTCAAGTACAATTGGGGCAAGAAAACGAAAATCCGAGGGACTACTAACAGGGCTATAATAAACACCATATTCAAAACATATTTTACAATCTGTTACTTCCCAGCCATACAAACCTTGCTCCAGTCCATAATTAATACCTTCTCTTACTGCATTTTGGAAACTTTGATTTAAATAACCGAGTGAAACTTTGCTTTCGTACTGTATTCCACTGCCAATTGGAAGTGGAGTTATTGATAATCCAATTGATGCCCAAAATGGATTTGGTGGTACTTCAATATGAATAGTATAATCTGCCTTTTGTAATGGCTTTTCCAAATAAATTACGGTTGGATCTTCGATTCTTATGTTTATGTGATATTTTTCAATCAACAGAGAACAGATAACTTCTAACTGCACTGTTCCTAAAAAAGAAATGACGATTTCATGTGTTATCGTATCAACACAATAACGTAAAAGAGGATCAGTATCTGCAATTTCTGTAAGAGCATCCAATAATTTTTCTCTCTCTTCTATTTTTATCGGTTCAATTCTTGTTCGTAGTATTGGTGCAGTATTGTCATTCCATACATTGCATGGCAAAATCTTTTCATTTCCTATAATATCGTTCAATCTTAATGTATTGTTAGGTATAATAAAAATATCTCCAGAACAAACTATTTTTGTCTGTATCATTTCCCCATTTGAAGGAATATATATTTCTGTAAGTTTCACTTTCTTTTTTTCTGGCAATATAATTGTATCTCGTAAGTGTAATGTTCCACTGTAAAGACGCAAATAAACTAATCTTTGCTTATGGTCTGTATATTCAATTTTAAAAACTCTTCCACATAGTTCTGAACCATTCTCATTCATTTCAGAACAAAAAAGATTTGAAATAGCTTCAATGAGTTGTTGAGTCCCTATATTATTTCTAGCACTTCCATGGTATATAGGAAACAACGAACCTTTTTTAACACACCTATATTCTTCATACGTTAATTCCTGTATAGTCAATTTTTCTCCTGCAATATATTTTTTTAAAAGTTTATCATTTCTGGAAATTACAGGATCCCAATCATCTAAATCAATAATATTTTTAATTGATATTTCTGGAGTTAATGTTACATTTTGCATAACAATAATATCATTTGAAAGTTTTTCTTTGATATTTTGATAAATATTATTTAATTTTTATGAAGGACTGAAAAATGGAAACTTGGCTTCTTCTATTGTTCATTTG